AGTCGTTCTTCAAAGTTATGGTGTCTATACATAATGCACCCCAAAAGTTTTGTGTCTAACTTTTGGGGTGCGGTTCAGAACACAATCCTCCGGATTGTTTCCTACATAATTGATTCAAAATAATTTGTGAAATCCGCGAAATTTGTGTAATTCGTGGTAAAAAAAGAGCGCGACCGCGCTCCGGGGTACACAAATTTCACATATTGCACGAATTTCACAAATTTCTTTCCGAATCGCTACGCGATTACATGCACCGACTTTTCAGCTTGTTCCCATTTTTGTTTATTGATATAATATCATTAATTTTGCAAAAGCATTTTATATATCGCTGTACGTTATATGACTGATCACGATAAGATTCTTGTCCGTGGAGCAAGAGTTCATAATCTCAAAAATATAAATGTAGATATCCCGCTCGGCGAAATCGTTGGAATCGCCGGCGTATCCGGCTCGGGGAAATCCTCTTTGGCTCTTGGCGTGCTGTATGCGGAGGGGTCGCGCCGCTATCTGGAAGCGCTGTCGACTTACACGCGCAGGCGCATGACACAAGCGCCCAAGGCGCAGGTCGACGACATAATGTATGTCCCTGCCGCGATAGCATTGCATCAGCGACCCGGCGTGCCCGGCATCAGAAGCACTTTCGGAACAGGCACAGAGCTGCTCAACAGCCTGCGCCTTATGTTCTCGCGTCTTGCTTCGCACAAATGCCCCCAATGCGGACACTATCATGTTCCCACTCTCGACGTCGCGGCCGAAAAGGAGCTCGTGTGTGAAAAGTGCGGCACGCATTTCTACGGACCGGGAGCGGAAGATTTGGCATTCAACAGCGCCGGAGCCTGCCGCCGGTGCAATGGAACAGGAGTGATTATGACAGTTGACCGCTCGACCCTTGTCCCGGATCAGAGCAAGACCATCGACGAAGGCGCCGTGGCTCCATGGAACAGCCTTATGTGGACGCTGATGACCGATGTGTGCCGGGCAATGGGTGTAAGGACCGACGTTCCTTTCAACCGGCTTTCCGACAAGGAGAAGGAGATTGTATATGATGGTCCGATGGAGAAAAAGCACATTTTCTATAAAGCCAAGACAAGCAACGTGGCCACCGAGCTGGATTTCACATATTATAGCGCTGTGGCTACCGTCGAGAACGCGCTCTCCAAGGTTAAAGACGAGAAGGGCATGGCTCGCGTGGAAAAATTTCTCAAGCAAGGCGTGTGCCCCGAATGTCACGGCACACGCCTGTCGGAGGAGGCCCGCGCGCCCATGATAGCCGGCGTGAATCTCGCGGATGTGTGCATGATGACATTGGAAGACTGTATCGAATGGGTCAAGAAAGTGCCCGGTTTGATGCCTGAGGATATGCGCCCTATGGCTCAAAGCATATGCGAGTCATTTCTTTCCACCTCACGCCGCCTTATCGACCTTGGCCTCGGATACCTGAGCCTTGACCGTGCTGCGTCGACGCTTTCGACGGGCGAACGTCAGCGCATGCAGCTTGCCCGAGCTGTCAGAAATCGCACTACGGGAGTCCTTTATGTGCTCGACGAACCGTCAATCGGCCTGCATCCGGCCAATATAGCGGGGCTCACCGGCGTAATGGACGACCTCGTTGCCGACGGCAACTCTGTCGTGCTTGTCGACCACGACACTCAAATCCTCGGGCACGCCGATTGGATTGTGGAAATGGGCCCGGGGGCAGGAGCCGACGGCGGTGAAATTGTGGCGCAAGGCACTGTTAAAGATATTGAGGACGACAAGGCCTCCCAAATAGGCCCTTTCCTCGCGGGAAGAGTCACTGACAAAGTGATTCCTGAGATTTCCGCCGACGACATGTTTGCAAAAGGGACAATACACTTGTCTACATCACAAATACATACCGTGAAGCCATTGGAAGTCGATATCCCGAAAGGAAGGCTTACTGTGGTGACCGGCGTGTCGGGCTCGGGAAAGACCACGCTGATTCTCGAAAGCCTTGTGCCGGCGCTTGAAGCATCGGTAAATCACGGGCAGCTGCCCGAGAATGTGAATTCCGTAGACGCGCCGGGAATTGAGAGAGTAAAGCTCATCGACTCAACCCCGATCGGAGCAAATGTGCGTTCCACAGTGGCCACCTATGCCAATATTCATGACGAGCTTCGCAAGATTTTTGCCAAGACGCCCGATGCAAAGAAATACGGCTACAAGGCCGGCGATTTCTCATACAATACGGGGAAGCTGCGTTGCCCGGTATGCGACGGGACAGGCACGGTGAGCCTTGACGTGCAATTTCTGCCGGATGTGGATATACCATGTCCGGAATGTCACGGCTCCAGATACTCCCGAAATGCCTGCCTGGTGGAATGTCACACAAAGAGCGGACGGTCGTTCTCTCTACCCTCTATCATGGCGGCCAATATCTCCGACGCCATCAAAACAGCGGCCGATTACAAAACCGTGGCATCACGGCTCTCCACATTAAACGACCTGGGATTGGGCTACCTTACACTTGGTGAAGCCACTCCAAGCCTCTCGGGCGGAGAGGCGCAACGCCTGAAACTTGCGTCTGAAATGGGTCGGCAACAAAACGATACGGTGTTTGTTTTCGACGAACCCACCATCGGCCTGCATCCGCTGAATGTGCGCACTCTGCTTGAAGTTTTCCGTCATTTGATTGACTCCGGCGCGACAGTTATAGTAATCGAGCACGACCTCGACGTGATACGCAATGCCAACTATATAATCGATATGGGACCCGGAGGCGGCAAAAGCGGCGGAGAGATTGTCGCTGCCGGAACGCCGGCCGACATAAAATCCAATCCCGACAGCGTCACGGGCAAATTTATAGAATAACTTTTCTGCGATGGAACCGGAAAACGGACATAAAGGGCTCGACTTCGGGGGTGGAAATATCCCGAAGCTGTTCCGCATACTTTTCTTCCCCACATTGGCGGCGATGGTGTTCGACGCGCTGTTTGTGATTATCGACGGCATTTTTATCGGGCATGGAGTAGGGCCGGCAGGCATAGCGGCAATCAGCATTGTGTCGCCGCTGTTCTCCGTAGTATCCGGCACGGGCCTGATGTTTGGCATCGGCGCATCTGTCGCGGCGAGCATCAGCATGGCTAAGAAGCATGTCGGCGAGGCCGACAGAATTGTAACGCAAGCGTTTACGGCCGGGATATTGTTGATAGCCGTCATTGCAACCTTATGTTTTTGTTTTGCTGAAAATATAGTCGACTTTTTGGGATGCAGCCCAACGCTTAAATCACATTGCCTTGATTATCTGGTGTGGCTGCTGCCGGGAATTGTCTTCGTCATGTTCCAACTTATCGGCATGATGCTTATCCGCCTCGACGGCTCTCCGAAATATGCGATGTTCTGCAATGTAATTCCGGGCATCGTCAATATCGTACTCGACTGGATATTTATTTTCCCTCTCGGGCTGGGTGTGAAAGGCGCCGCAATGGCAACATCCATAAGCTGTATTTTCGGCGGCTCAATGGCAGTGCTATATTTCTTCCGCTTTTCGGAGGTGCTGAATTTCGCGCGTCTGAAACTCTCCATTGCCGGGATATGCGATGCCGCACGCCAAACGTGGGAAATCGTGAAAATCGGATTTGCCACATTGCTTACAGAACTGGCCATGTCGGTAATGCTGTTTACCGCCAACCATGTCTTTATCCGCGCCTTGGGCGATAACGGAGTGGCAGCGTTCAGCATAGCCTGTTATCTGTTCCCGTTCCTTTTCTCAGTGAACAACTCGGTATCAGAGGCCATACAGCCGATTATCAGCTTCAACTTCGGAGCGGGGAATATGAAACGTGTCGAAACGGCATTGCACACCGCGCTTATAGCGGCTGCGATTTGCGGAATCATCGAAGTCGCGTCCATTGCCGGAGGAGCCGAATATCTTGTCATGATGTTCTTAGACCCCGGCACAGAGGCATTTGAGCTCGCTTGCTCAGGGTTGCCCAAGTTTGCCATGTGCGGCATATTCTTCGCGCTCAACATTGCATTTATCGGCTACTATCAGGCAATTAACAAAGCCCTTACGGCCACTGTATTCACTCTGCTTCGCGGCATGATATTCGTAGTGCCATGTCTTCTTTGGCTACCCGACTTAATCGGCATCTCCGGACTGTGGTTAGCAATTCCCGTTTCCGAGCTGCTTACGCTTATTGTCATAGTTTTCCAAAAATACATCAGGCCTGCCGATAAGCGCATTACGATACCGCTGTAAAATAAAACATCTATGAACGATACAGTAAAAGTAATCCGCAAGGTTACCATCGCAGGAATATGGATAAATGCAGTCTTGGTAGCCTTGAAACTGTTTTTTGGCTATTGGGGCCACAGTGACGCCTTGGTTGCTGACGGCTATCACTCGATGAGTGATTTTATTACCGACTTTATTGTAATAGCCTTTGTGGCCGCGTCCTATAAGAAAGCCGACTTCGACCATCCCTATGGGCACGGTAAATTTGAAACGATAGCAACGGCAATTATAGGTATAATACTTCTTGGTGCAGGCGTGGCGATAGGCTTTGACGGAATCACATTGCTTATATCGTCGCTTAATGGCACCATGTTGCCTTGCCCGAGCATATGGACCCTTTATATTGCAGCGGCTTCAATCGCCTTGAAAGAGTTTTGCTTCCGCTACACCATCGGTTACGGTAAAAAAATAAACTCCCCGGCATTGATTGCCAACGCGTGGCACCATCGCAGCGACGCCATATCATCGATTGCCACTTTGATTGGCGTGTCATTTGCAATTTTCATGGGACCGCAGTGGCGAATCATGGATCCGGTCGCATCCATAATTATTGCAGCCATGATTTGCGTCTCGGCTGTAAAAATAGCGATTCCGCCGTTGAACGAACTGCTTGAAAAATCATTGCCGGAAAATACAATCAATAAAATGGACGAATGTATCCGGCAAGTGCCGGGCGTGATGATAGTACACAACCTGCGTTCAAGGAAAAACGGTCATTCCATCATCATCGATGTCAATATACATGTCCGGCCGGACATCACCGTAAGAGAAGGCCATGAGATTGCGACAAATGTCGAGAAGCGGCTTGAACAGGAATTTGGCAGCAACCTCATAATATATGTCCACATCGAACCTCAGGATTGATCCCCGCACCTCTTGCAACCCAAAACCATATAACAAAAAAAATTGATTGTCACTATCGCCACACCCATAACCTCCACATTATCAATAAATTATTGCCATTTGTTAAATTCTTCCGACAAGTGTTCAGAAAATTTCAGATGATTCTCGGTTTCATGGATGTGCGGGTTTTTGGGGATTTAACTTCGAATATTCCTCAAATCCGACTTGACAGCCGGCAGAGGCTTCAAGATATTCCAACTTTAAGGACTCATCGAAATCCTGTTCTGCCTCTAAAAAGGAATGTATTAGCCTTTGTAGCAAGTCTTTTTCTATGCGTCCAGCCGCGAGATGGTAACTGATATTTTCCATCTCTGTCATGAACCGCGATACGCAATACATATACCCATTCAAAAGAAGGAATGCCGCTCCTAATGTTATGGACAATCGTTTATTCCCGTCCGAGAATGAGTGGTTGCGATTAATCGACCAAACGAGATGTGTCAACTTGTCCTCAAATGATGGATAATAGTCGTCGTTTTGTATGTGTTCCAGACAACTGTCAAGGCAACCCATATTGATATGCCCTAAATCACCTCCGCCACTGTTTCTTATGGTCTCACGATGAATTTCTATGGCGCGCTCCAATGTCAAGTATATCATCATTCTCTCTCTTTAAGCCTTTTAAGCGCCTGTTCGTATTCGGCAATCCGCTCGGACAAAGTCATACTCGCCTCTCCAATAAAACGGTTGAAATCTTCAGGAGGGACTGCTCCTATATGCTCAGCAAGACTCTTATGTAGAGCGTCTCGAAAGCATAAGTCACGACTCGCCATCTTTGTCCGTGCCTTATTAATCAAAGGAACCCATAATCGTTGGGATGAAAAAGATTGATACAACGCGTCAGCCTCGGCGTGCGTAAGTTTGCGTCCGATACGTTGGTATTCCTGACGAAGCACGTCAGCAAATCCGGCCTCATAACTTGCTATAAGATCAAGAACCTCACTATACATGGTCATTCGCTCTTCCTCATCGTTGGATAATTTGAGTATTCGGCGATATTCTGCCGCATTCTCCTTGAATATACTGGTATATACCATATCATTATACCAGATATATTTGATTTTGCCAAGGTCAACATATAGATTAAGAGCTTCCACCAATTCTTGATGATAGTCTGCATTGTTGAGCAAATTGTGGATAAAGTCCTCGTCTCGTTGATTGATGTATTTAGTAACACCTCCTGTGCGCTTGTTTACCGTATCAATCACAATATCCAAGATAAGGCTTCGTACTTCTTTCGCCCTTTCACTGCGGGTTAGCAACATCGCAATATTCAGCACGGCCCGGAAAGAGAATATGCCCAACTTACGAATTTTGTTAGGGAAGTTAACTTCCTGAACAAGGGTGGGGTTAATCGACAACACAAACTCTTTCAATGTGTTACCGGTAACAACATCGTATCCGTTCCTTCTGAGTTCATCCTCATTGTTACGTATGCAAGTGGTAATACTTCTTTGTGTTACCCCGAAAAAACTGGCTACCTGTGACTTTGTAAACGTCAATTGGCCTCGAAACAGTACTCCAGGCAGCCCGACCGCAGTCTGTATCTCTTGCAGGGCGTAACTGTTATTCAAGACATTCTGCCTTGCAATCTTGGACGATGTCAAATCTTTATTCATAACTGTCACCTGGTTTTCTATATTATGATATATTCTACTGGCGCGATTCTATCGCACCAGTAGTAATAGTGAATTATTTGCGTTGATTCTTGATTTGTTCAGTAAGGAGTGTTATTGTTTTGTCTTTGTCGGCGAGGGCTTTTTGAAGGGTTGCAATTGTGTCTACGAGAGAGGCGATGCGGTCAATGTCCGTAATCGTTGCGGTTTTTATCATACCTCCTTCTCCTCGCATAAGCCACTCTGCGGATAAATCCGGAAACATCAAAAGAATTTCTTTTGCCCGATCCGAAGTTATCGACTTTGCTTTTGTAAAAGCACCAACACCCCAACCTAACATTCGTTCTGCGGCTGTTGGCGAAACCTCTTTGTATTCAAAATATTTTTTAAGTTGGTCTTTAATAGACATAAGGCAAAAAGGTTAAATAACGTTAATTTAAAAGAATATATTCATCAAACATTTGCTTTTAAAAGAATATATTCTTTGCTTTGCATCGTGGTTCAAAACTAAGAGCAAATATAAAACTTTTAGCCGAATCTCCAAAATCAAAAAACATAATACTAACCCGGGAAGGGGACATAATTATCCCCTACCCCACTTAAATCACCGCAAAGAATGACTTACAAACCCAACCCCGAGTATGAGAAAGCGCATGACCGCATCTGCACGCTCATCTAAGAAATCGGCGACCAACTCGCGGCTATCAACAGCAAAGACGATGTCGACACCGTAGTCGCAGAACAGGAGAAAAACGACTTCATATTCAAAATGACTGAAATAATCTCCGCTTACCACGACCGCGACGCGCACGACGAATGTGGCGCACGTATCGTCGAACTCGAAGCAAAACTCGCATCGGCGGAAAAGAAAGCAAAACAAGAAAGCGACCGCTGGTTTACGGAGTTTCAAAATAACCAACATCTGAAAAGTGCTTTAAAATCGCTCACCGCCGTCATCGCCCAGGACGCTCTCTGCCAAGTCAAACCAAACCATCATAAACCCGTTCCGGCAATCGTCTTAAACCAGCTTCCAATATCATATCAAACACATCTTTCAAGACAATAATTACTGCGAACGGAAAAAGCGCTCAGAGGAGCGCGATTCCTCCGACAAACGGCAATGGCGGTTCGACTCCGCCCGGAGGAACGACAAAAAAGAGGACATTGACATTACGGGAATTCCGTCGCATAGCGGTCAGGCCAAGCGGATGATGCCGATGCGACGATGAGCGACACGGAAGGCCGTGTCCGCGATAAGAAATAACTCTCCGTGCTTATGCCGAAAAAATGACGGAGAGCGAGATGAGACGCGTCCACTCGTGGCAAATGGACCGAGTAAAAACAGATGTCCTGTGGTGAAAATACCGCGACAATATAAAGAATGGCATGGCTTAGTTGGCAAGAGCGTCGGGCGGAATGTCCCGAAGGCGCCGGTTCGAATCCGGCTGCCATTCCTACACTTTCAAACAGACCGAAATGAAAAATTTAATTAAAGCGATTCTTACTCGGATTGTAAAAAAAAGGGTTCTAAAATCGACACAACAATTCGGAGGTTATGAAAACGCAACCTCATACATTATCAATGCACCATTAAATCAATGGCGTCTCCGTTTATGGATAGTAGAGCACATTCGCCATGAAGACGGAAGAATATGCACTGATGAAAGTATTTACGAATGGATTACTCGCAGTTGAGTATCTTTTCCACTTCCTCAATACAACAGTTCACAAGAACTGACTGAACTGTATTGTTGAGGCCAATAGAGTTGAAGTAGATTCGGCAATTGCCGTCCTCAGTTTTCTTGACATAGGTGATTGTGGCCTTATTTACAATCACAACATCACCCTTCGGTGTTTCAAACGATTCAAATTGAAATTCCATAATCATTAATTTTTATTTGGCGATACAAAGTTAGTGATTTTTTTAAGAATGGCGTAACCTTTGGGCGATAGTGGACAATGCAGGACCGACACCTGCCGCCATTCCATCCAAACTCCAAATGCAAACTAAAACAAAATATCATATGGAAAAAACGATTGATTACGAATTGAAGCGTGGCGACCTGGCCGCGCTGATAAGAGGGATGGATGTCGGCGATATACTCCGCTTTCCCATATCAAAACATAACAGCCTGCGGTCCACCACCGGCAACGGCGGCATGGCCGTAGAACGCTCCGAAGGACGCCGCTGGTCAGTAATCGCCGACCTTAAAAACAGAGAATCAATAGTAACACGAATCTCATAACAGGATGAAACAACAAATAATCCGGGAAGTCAACCGAGAGAAGATATTGCTTGAAAACATATTCGCCGTAATGGCCGGATATACATTCAGCAAGACACAGGCCGAGGAAATTGTCGGCAGAGGCAAACTTGAAAGATTGATTGAAAAAGGCGACATCGAATGTGAAAAACGGTCGGGGGGACAAAACGGCAAATGGTTCTGCAACGCGGAACAGGTTCTAAGACACTGCCGTGACATGAGACCCTTGCAAAAATAAAACGAATATGGATATGAAGAAAATTAAAGAGCGGGCATGGACTCTGCTGATTATAATCGGAATAATATCAGGTATATTTCTTTTCGTCGAGGCAGTGAGGATATTTCTATGGGCGTGCTTCGAGGCAGGCATACCTATGTGACAAAATAGCCGGGGAGTTGTCGGCCCGGACCGGCAATAGCGGTGATGCGAGTTCGACCCTCGCCCCCGGCGCCAATGATTTTAGGTTTTCATTTCCCAAAAGCCCGCGACGGGCCATATTTTGCAAAAATATGTGTCAATTCATTTTGCGACGGCAAGCCCGTGAGGGTCGGCCGCGTGCTTCAAAACTTGACCGCCGGGAAAGACCGGCACCTAATGATATAGTTTTTTCATAAATAGTAATTTCAATGTTCCATGCCGTAAAATCCGCGAGGACATAACGGCATGCCTCTCCGGCACGCAAGAGTGCGGCCGAAAAAAGGAGGAAAAGCAAATGCAAGCATTTTTACCACATAAGACGAGCCGCGCCGTGATGGCGCCGCGAAGTTGTGTTTTTCGTAAAGCAGTCCCGGGGCGCGTCCCCGGGCAATGGTGACGACACTGCCACGGAAATGCCGCGTGGCTTCTACGGAATCGGCCAGCCGATGATAAATATGGCACGGCAGGGTTGCTGAGAATTTCGCAACGGTCGAGGGGTCGCACCCTCCGTCACCGCCAACAAGCTGGCTCTGGACTTGGCTCGCCAATGACGCATCGGAAAGACGATGGGATGATAGCGAAAGATTACGATAAAATGGAGATGGCCGTAAAAATTAGTCGAACCGCATTGCGGGTTCAAATCCCGCCGCTATCACACAAAAGGAGGTACCAGTCTGAATAACCTGACAGCCGGGAAAGACCGGCTCACGGGAGAGAAAGGCCATGTGACAGAGGCATGGCGGCGCAGCTTCGGCGTTCCCACCCCTCGCAGGTGCAATTCCTGCCTCTCTCACCAAATATTCTAACACATCAGAGCTATGACAAAACATCAGCAAACAGTGAGCGCCGGCTCACGAATCTACTACTTTGATTTACGAGAGGACTCAAAGGGAACCGAATACATCACCATCACTGAGATGAACGCCCGCAATCAAAAACGCAGTTGCATTTATATTTTTCCCGAGGACATTGATAATTTCCGCCAGGCACTTGAAGACGCGGCGGCAAATGTCAGTAAACGTTAAGGTGTAAAAATGGCGGTTCAAAAATTTGCATAACGTGTTAATTTTCAACAACTTTACAACAACAAACCAACCACAAGTCAAACCAAATAAAACTCCTTTTTATGGACGAAAACAACACTACATTACCACAGGAGCAGACATTCATGAGCGCGGAAATAAACGAGATTGCCGCCGCTCTCTCCGCTCTTCAAGGCTCAATCAAACAGCCTAAACTAAACAAAGAGGTCGAGGTCAAGACAAAGACCGGCGGCAAATACAAGTTCAAGTATGCCGACCTCTCCGCCTGTGCAGAAGCCGCCGCGCCGGCGCTCAAAGAAAATGGCCTCGCGGTGTCGCAAATCATCTGTAACTGGACTCTTATCACGCTGCTCACCCACAAAAGCGGCCAGTGGATAAAATCAGAATTGCCTATCTCGCTTCCCGGCAATAGCGTGGACTATCAGGCTCTTGGCTCGGCAATCACCTATATCAAGCGTTACTCCTACTGCGCCATTCTCGGCATTGTGGCAGACGCTGATGATGACGCAAACGCCGCTTGTGGGAATGAGGCAACTTTCAAAGGACAATCAAACACCACAACCTCCGCAGCCGCACAACTCCAAACCGCGCTCACTCGCCTTAACCAATGCAAGACCAAAGCCGAGGCTACTTCCCTTTGGAATGAGATAAGCCAAAGCACTCCTGCCCTTTGCGCCCAAAACAGCGAGTTCTATAAGGCAATCGCAACCGCACTTCAATCACTCCCTGACTAATGGAAATAGCACTTGCCCAATCGCCGGTGGTTTTCAGCGAGAATCCGCACGGCTACCGTCTTGGGGACAAGAGAATGAGCGGCATAACGTCGCTCATTCATCAAGTCCTTCAACTTGGAATATATCCCGAGGCCAGCGAGTTTGTCAAGAACGTGGCCATCCCTCGTGCCGGCGAATACGGAACCGCCGTCCACCATGCCATTGAAGCATACGACAATCTCGGCATCAAAGTGACGGCGCACCCGAAAAGCGAACGCTTCCGGCAAGGTCCAGGCGACGATTTCTGGAACGTGGAAAACGAGCTTGAAACCTACATCAGTCATCGCCAAGGATTTGAACCTGTTGCAAATGAGTACACCGTGAGCGATGAAGTGCGCTACGCATCCAACATTGACAATGTTTGGCTGAAAGTTGATACGCAAGGCATTTGGCTGATTGACACAAAGACCAACAACCTCAACTATTACCCCGGTGGCGAGGCCGCACTTCAAGAGTATTTGTCGTGGCAATTGTCGGTCTATGCCTACCTCTTTGAGCGTCAAAATCCAGAAATCAAAGTCGAGGGGCTTGCATGTAATTGGCTGCGACACGCCGACGGCGCATTTTGGGTTATCGAACGCAAACCAGATAATCTCGTCGAGCTGCTTCTTTCAGTGCCGTGGATACACACCGATAACGGCTTTATCTACGATGGCGCCGAGGTGTCAAAAATCCTGCTTGGAGAAACGACACTCGTTCCTGCTCCGAAAGTACAGCTCATTCCGCAAGAGCTTGTGCAGATGATTTACCAAATCACACGCCAAGCGGATGAGACAAAAAAAGTTCTCGACGAGATGAAATCACGACTCCGTCAAGCGATGGAATCAAACTCCGTCAAGTCTTGGGATAGCGGAATGTTCAAGGCCACCATTGCCAGCGACAGTACAGCAGAAACGTTCGACGCCGCACGCTTCAAGAACGAGCATCCCGACCTTTACAAACAATACCTTAAACAAACCGCTCGCAAAGGCAGCTTCACAATCAAACTCCGAGACTAATATGGAAATCATCGGAACAATAAAAGAGGTGTTTCAACCGACATCGGGCACATCTCAACGTGGCAATGCTTACACCACGCAAATAATACTCATCACATACGGCGACCAGTACCCCAAGGACCTTGCGCTTACGCTGATGACAAGGCAAGTCGAGGCTTACAGCGCACACCTCGCCCCCGGCCAACGGCTTAAATTCTCTTTTGACGTATCTTCAAGAGAATACAACGGCAGGTTCTACACCGAATGCACCGTATGGAAGATTGAATCACTCCAACCGCAACAGCAAGCGCAGCCATACCAAGCAACACCGATGCCGGCACCTGCGCCGATGCCGGCATCGGCGCCACAGTCGCAATACCGGGCAATGCCAAACTATGGTCCACAATATGGAGCACAGGCACAACCGCAATATCAGCAACCGCCAAGCGGACATCCATACGGGCCTACGGCCGAGAACCTGCCATTCCCCCGACAGTAAATAAATGGAAGTTGAACTCGTGAAAAAAGACGGCAACGTGAGCATGGAGAAGTCATTCGACTATCTATGCTCACGCTTGTCTAATGGGGTCTACACGTTGAAGATTGTCCGTAAGACCAAGCCTCGCACCATACCGCAGAACTCGTTGATGTGGATGTGGTTCAAGTGTCTGGAAGAACAGACGGGGCAACCGAAAGAAGATTGGCACGACTACTATGCAGCCAAGTTCCTCTCTCGTCAGGTGATGATTGGAAATCGCCTTGTATGGGTACCCGGACGCAGTTCTACACTCAACTCTCTCCAAATGACAAACTTTCTAAACAAAGTTCAGGCAGACGCGGCAACGGAATGGGGAATAAACCTCCCGCTCCCTGCGGATCGCTTCTTTGCCGACTTTATTGACGAATACCAAAATAGATAATACAACCGCACTATGTCAGACATTAAAATCCGCAAGGCAAAAATCGCCAAGGGCGGCACAGTCGAGGCGTCGTTCTATGACCGGGACGGAAATGATATAACACTCAAAGGCAAAAACATCTGCCACCCAGACCTTAAAGCCGCATTTGCCGGACTCGTCCCTTTTCTCGCCGACCTCACCGAGCAAAAAGAGGCAGACCGCATCGACTGGTATAATCTTGACGATGCCGAGACGGTAGAATCTCTCCGCTATCTTGAAGTGACGGGCTTCTCTATTAGTGAAGATGATGTCAACCCGATGGTAACGCTCATCGGCAAGCGCACCCTGCGCACATCAAAAGTCCTCAACCTATGCGCTCCGGCCACGGCGCTCAATACCGACACCGAATCTTACGAGCGATGCACTGAACTTGACACCGCACTGCAAGTATGTATATACGAAGTGGAGCAATACATTACCGAACGCAAATGGCAAATTAAACAGACTGAACTCAACTTCGATAATCCCGATGACCCGTTTGCTTCCGCAACTCCAACTGATGATGTCTCTTTGCCCGAAAGCCAGGAGGCAGAACATGTGGCATAACATATGAAGCCTGTGTATATCACTGAAACTCCCTCGGCTTTCCGGCTTTCTTTTGAGTTTGACCGGCGCCTAATCGACCAAATAAAGAGGATTGGTCGTTATATCCCCGGCGAACCGAAATGGGACAGAGAAGACAGGGTCTGGACAGTCGGCAAAAAACAATCGCTCAATCCCGAAAAGGATGCCCGGTGGTTTGTCTTCACTTTTGCTCAATGGGCGGTCAATATCAAAAAGGCAACATGCGTCAAAGTAACAACCGAGACGCACGATGTCGTTTATGACATACCTCCCATGAGGCAATTTGATGGCGAACACTACATGCTCCTTGACCCCTACCAATATCAGTTGGAGGGGGTGAGGTATGCGTTAGACCACAAGCGTTGCATCTTTGGCGATCAGCCCGGACTCGGCAAGACACTCCAAGCAATATGCGCGGTGGTCAAGGCACATCGGGATGCTCAACTCTACGGCGAATCTTTCCCTACCTTGGTGATATGTCCCGCGTCGCTAAAAATAAATTGGCAGCGAGAGTTCAAGAAATTCGCCGGCCTTGATGCAATAATCCTTGATGACCGCAACCGCTACGACTGGCACCGTTTCATAGAGTTGAAGAACGGCCGAGGCGAGTCAATATCAAACGTGTTCATAGTCAACTATGAGAGCCTGCGTAAGTTCTTCGTTACCGAGGTAAGGCAATCATCTCGCTTCACGCTGGCCTCCATCAAGTTCGACGAGCGCATTAAGCTGTTCAAGTCCGTAATCATAGACGAAAGCCACAAGTGTAAATCGACCAAGACACAGCAAAGCAAATTTATCGAGGGCATATGCCGAGGCAAACAATGGATATTCGCGTTGACAGGCACTCCTGTCGTCAATAACAATACCGACCTCATTCAGCAGCTAAAGATACTTGGCCGACTTGAAGACTTCGGAGGATATAAGAGTTTCGTTTCACAGTTCTGCGACGGGCCTAAACAATCTTCCAATCTCCGACGGCTTAACTATCAGCTTAGGATGATATGCTTTTTCCGTAGAGAGAAGCGAGATGTGCTCTCTCAGTTGCCTGAAAAGATGCGACAGTACATAACCTGCGACATTACAAACCGAGAAGAATACAATACGGCCGAAAATGACATCATCAAATACATGCGTTTGTACAAGAATGCCGATGATGACAAAATCGCGCGGACAATGCGTGGTGAAGTTATGGTGAGATTAGGCCAGTTGAAGGCTATATCCGCAAGAGGCAAAATCAAGGCTGTCTCCGACTTTATCCATGATGTTATCGACGGAGGCGAGAAGTTGATTATGTTTGCCTATCTGAAAGAAGTTGTTGACGCTCTCAAAAAAGAGTTTCCCGACGCCGTGACAGTTACCGGTTCTGACAATGTGGCGCAGAAGCAAATGGCAGTCGACCGCTTTCAAAATGACCCCGAGTGCAAACTCATAATACTTAACTACAAGTCGGGCGGTACAGGCTTGACACTTACGGCAGCATCCCGTGTCGGTTTTATTGAGTTCCCCTGGACTTATTCCGACTGCGAGCAAGCCGAAGACCGTGCGCACCGCAACGGCCAAAAGAACGCAGTCAACTGCTACTACTTCCTCGGAGACAAGACCATTGACAACTATATGTATCAAGTAATCCAAACCAAAAAGAATATCGCCAACGAGGTAACAGGCACCACCACACAAATTGAAGAGGATGCGGTCAATATCTGCATGAACCTGTTCAAGGACCGTATATGAGAAAGAATTTCAAGTTACATGTCCGGAATGGAAATGTCTATATACTAAAATATGAGGCCGGGCTTTTTGGTCCCGACTGGAATTCCATTGCCAGATTCAGCGAGGAATGCAAACCTGAGTGTAAAAGAATCGTGGCCCTATTGAATGAGTGTGACCGCAAAACCAATAACGACGATGACAGAGAAGGAGATTCTTGAAGCGGAACGTGGCTACTCCGAGAGTAAAATCCAGCATATTTGCGTGTGTTGGTTCCGTGCCACATTTCCCAAGGTCGGCAATCTTCTTTTCGCTGTTCCCAATGGAGGATGGAGAGGCGTCAAGTCCGGCGCAATGATGGTGTACGAGGGGCAGGTTAAAGGCGTGGCCGACTTGATACTGCTTTTCCCCTGCGGCGGCAAAGCCTCGCTATGCGTGGAGATGAAAGTCCCGAAGCGCAAGGGAAGCAGCGCCGGCAAGCAGTCAGAGCATCAACATTCCTGGCAATCTCTTGTTGAGAGCCACGGCAGCGTTTACGTAGTCTGCCACGGCATCATAGAGTTTGTAACGGCTGTATGCACCTACTTACATATTAACCCACAACCATACATCGACAATGTGTTAAATCAATATCCGCTATACCGATGACCTATTTAGAATTGATAAACCATTTTTGGAAGATACACGACAACGTGAACTTCAGCCCGCATGAGATCGCGCTTTACTTCTTTTTGTTGAGGGAAGCTAATCGTCAGGGATGGCCGGAGCCGTTTGTGTGTCCCAATCGGAATCTTTGCTTAGGTCTGAATATCCCGGACAGCACTTTAATACGATGCCGAGACCGGCTCGTTGGCAATGGCGTTTTTTCCTATAAATCAGCAAAAGACAAACGGAAGGCACCCTCTTACTACTTGCACCCTGCAAGTAGAGATGCAAGTAGAGATGCAAGTAGCCGTGCAAGTAGCCGTGCAAGTAGAGATGCAAGTATTAATAAAGATATAAAGACTATAAGACCAAAGAATAAATCCCCTATATCCCCGGACAAGCCGGAGGAGGGCGTGTTGGATTTAGAATTCGAAAAAAACAATACTAAAAAAGCGAAATCACGCGCTCCGCAAGAATCACCGCCGGCCCCGACACTTGAAGAAGTCAAGGCTTATTTCCTTTCGCAAAGCGCGAACACACGTCTTGAAGACTGGGAAGCCGAGGCTGAGATATTTTTCAACAACTTTGACGCTACCGACTGGGTAGACGCATCCGGCCGAAAAATCAAACGCTGGGACAGCCGCGCCAATCGGTGGATTCTGGAAAAAGAACAACGTAACAAAACAAGTCAAACCAATGGACAATTCCGAACGCAAACCCAAACTCCGGCCGATCGGCGAGGAACTGAAGCGGATGGCAAGGAGCAGAAAGATTGGGATTCCTCGTTTTAGGTTTCCCATAGCCACCGAGAAGGCCTACCAGCTTATCGGAGCTTTCTACAACGCAGAGGTTGAGCGACGCGGGTACAGATGCGAGTTCGGGGAATTTACCCTCGACAAAATCTGGAAAGTCGCTGAAATCCTCACATCGCCTCACCCGAGATTCGGTCTGATATTCACCGGCCAAGTAGGCAACGGTAAAACCACGCTGCTCCATGCCGTAAATTCTACCGCGAAGTATTTGGCCGACAGTGGGCACATCGACCCTACCGCTTACGGCTATCAGTACAAATCCGACTTCGGCATGGATTTCTATAACGCCAAGCAACTCGCCCAGATAGCAAAATCAGACTGGAAGAGGTTTGAGTCGATTATGGCTAAACCGATGCTTGCCGTTGACGAGCTTGGCGAAGAACCAAAGACGGTACTCGAATATGGCAACGCCCTCAACCCCATCATTGACCTCATTGAGCATCGCTACAATCATCAGAAGTTCACAGTAATCACAACTAACCTCGACCCCAAGGAAATTTCCGAGAAATACGGCGCCAGAATTGCCGACCGCTTCCGAGAGATGCTGTCAATAGTCGTGTTTGGGAATGAAAAATCCTTCCGCAAATGAAAGAGCGGCTATGGGTGAGTTGGCGAACGAAAGACACTGAGGCCATTGAACAGATACGCCGTTATTTCGGGATGCCTCGCTATACAACAATAAACGGCCTAACGCCATGCGAGATTAACGCAAAGGACATGACAATGCTGAAAGAGACGGCCAAGCGCGGTTTCTTATCAATCCTACACGAAAAATGGTGTAAAAATGGTGGCCTTTATTCTTTCATATCTCGTAAAAAATGCTTATCTTTACAGTATAACAAATTACAAGTCAAACCATTACAACAAACTCTATGGAAGTACAGAACATTCCAATCGGCGTGGTACACCCTTCACCGATGAACCCTCGCAAGACATTCGAGGAGGATGCGCTCCAAGAGCTGTCCGACAACATCCGGCAGCAGGGGTTAATCCAACCTATCACAGTAAGGCCAAGAATCTTTGAGGGCACTGAACCCGGCAGCAGTGACTCCGTAGCGATTCCCGACGGCTACGAGATTGTTTGCGGCGAGCGTCGCTACCGCGCTATGAAAGCCCTCAACGCAGAATCGCCGGAACAGTGGCCCACAATCGCTTCAATCGTCCGAGATATGACCGATGACGAGGCTTTCGATGCGATGATTACCGAAAACCTCCAGCGCAAAGATGTTGACCCCATTGAAGAAGCCTACGCTTTCGCTGTGCTCCTTGAAAAGGGTAACACCGCCGATGAGGTCGCCCTTCGCTTCGGCAAGTCGGTAAGATTCGTTCAGGACCGTGTCAAACTCAACAATCTCATTCCCGAGCTGCTCCTCAAAGTGAGGGAGGGTTCAATGGCTATCGCCGCCGGCATGATAATCTGCAAGTTTGAGGAAGATTTACAGCGCAAATTCCTCGCAACATACGGCAGTTATGCAAAAATCACCAAAGATATGGCCACACGCTTCACTGCCTCCGAGTTCATGACTCTCAACCGTTCTGCATGGTATCTGAGCGACAATCAGGATGATGAAGATTTCGAGGGAGGCTGTGAGTGCAAATGCCGAGAATGTCCCCACAACACGTCCAACGCCAACTGCCTTTTCTGGGAGATGAAGGCCACCGATGACGGAAAATGTACCTGCCGCCCCAAATTTGAGGCCAAGCACCGAGCCTACATTCTGCATTTCATTGGCGAGATAGCAGAAGACCTCGTCAAAAAAGGCGATGCGCTCGAATACGGCAAAACAGTCCTCATCGACACGGCAAGCTGTTGGAACGCCGAAGCAAAGCGAATCCACGATGAAGTCATTGCCGAAATCACCGACAGAGGTTTTGAGATAGTCAAACCAGACGAAATTTTCCGTAACCGCGTCTATTACCCTGCCAGTGACGACCGCATCCCCGAGATGCTTAAGAATGGTGAATGCTACCGTTGCATAGATATATTCGGCATCGGCGATTTGCCCTCTCCCAAAGTGGCCCACTACTATATCAAGCCAATCTCAAAAGACACATCGGCCACTCCCGGCGAGGTTGCACCACCGGAAGCTGTAAAGCTCGTAGGGCAGTACAAGCGCAACCTTGAAATATGCAACGAGAAAATTGGCAAGAACCACTCCGACATGGCAAAGGAGATAGGCACCACTCGCCGCCGCGGCCCTCTCAAAGATGAAGAACAAATAGGATTCGATACCCTCATACTTAGCCAACTCCCTGCGGAGTTCTTCACAAAGTATTACAAAATCTGCCAGTCCTCGGGTATGCGGCCCACAGTTCAGCAAATCTACGACATCGCCAAGGGCAAAACCGATGACCGCGACTTGTGGTATCGTGAATTCCTCCGAGTGAAAATGAGCGAGAGCTGGTATCCCGGCGCACTCACTGCTCACATCTGCGCCGATGTTATGAGGCTCTGGAAACCCGATGAAGTTCAAGAGGAGGATATGAAAATCATCCGTGCAACCGAGAAAAAGAACTCCAAACTCAAAGAGCGGCTTGAAGAACTTGGCTACGATGTTCACGGCAAGAAAATCAAGGTTGAGAAAAAAGCCGACCAGTCCGAGGCGGTAATCCACGAAAACACTTCCGACAAATCGCTCATGGAGCAATACGAGGTGATGAAGAAGAAGCACCCGGACGCAATTCTCCTTTTCCGTGTCGGTGACTTCTATGAGTTATTTGAGCATGATGCAGAAACCGCCGCAATCGTTCTCGGAATAACACTCACTACCAGAACGACCAAGGGCAAAACACATCAACTCTGCGGCTTCCCTGCACATTCCATTGACACCTACCTGCCCAAACTCGTAGAATCAGGCAATCGAGTAGCAATCTGCGAGCAACTGCAAGACCCGAAGAAAAATAAATAATACATCATCAAACCACCTACGGCACAGGGAACCCACTACGGATTTCGGTGCCGATTTTTATATCGTCAAAGCCATGCAAATGAATAAACCTCCGCCTTATCTAAGGGCAACAAGTCAAACCAATAACCCCGAGGAGGACTGTAGTCAGTCATTACCACAACACCTCCACCGACGCATGATAGTCATAAACAACAAACTTGCCCCGGAGGTATTAGCCAATGCGTTAGCAAGCGGCCGCGTCAGTCCAGATTCATCATCTCGCGCTTTCCTGCTACAAGCCTTAGTTCATCTCAATTTTGCGTTTGAGGTCAGGAAATCTCCCGAGTTGCTAATCCCGAAGGACTTCTCCCTTGATGCTTGGTCAAGCGTTGAGATAGCTGCCGCCGAGACAATTCATTGGCTCATTGCCTATCTGGAGCATATCAACTGCAACAACATCGAACAGTTGCTAAGGGATGTTGCGGATTATCGGCAACGTTATCCCGACTATCCGGAAGGGCAATGGCCATACGTCAAAAGCCCAAAGTAGTTTTGGTCAAAGACTGTTTATTGATGATGTAAAACCTTATGATGTAATAAACACCGATGATACAAACAATTCCAATTACGCTTCTTGACTTCAACAAGGGGCAACTCAAAGGACTCCCGAAGAATCCCCGGTTCTTTCGGGATTATCGCTATGAGGCGATGAAAAAGAGCATCAAGTAATCGCCCGAAATGCTTCAATTGAGGGAACTTATAGTATTCCCATACCCCGAAGGACGCTATTTGGTCGTATGCGGCAATCTTCGGCTTAGAGCCTGCAAAGAGCTCGGTTACAAAGAGCTGCCATGTAAGGTTCTCGACCCATCCACCGACGTTAAGAAACTCCGTGAATACGCCACTAAGGACAATGTGAATTTTGGCGAGAACGATATGGATGTAATGGCTAACGAATGGGACAAAGACGAGCTTCAAGATTGGGGGGTAGAATTTGCTCCGGAGAAGCCCGCCGATGAGTTTAAAGAGAGATTCGACGCGATTACTGATGAATGTGCGGTCTATCCACTGATTCCCAAATTTGATGAAAAGCACGAGCTGTTCATCATATCTTCGGCCAATGAAGTTGACAGCAATTGGCTCCGGGAGCGATTGGGAATGCAGCGTATGCGTTCCTACAAGACCGGCAAAGTGAGCAAGAGTAATGTAATCGACATAAAAGACGTGCGCCATGCCCTTGAAGATAGTGATTCCAAGTCATAAACGACATGACCGAGTGTTCGCAAAGAAACTGCTCACCGACCCTATCATCTGCGTAGCAGAGAGCCAGGCAGACCTCTATCGGCAGTTTAACCCCGAATGCGAGATTGTGACCCATCCCGATGACATCATAGGCCTTGTTCCCAAAAGGAATTGGATGGCAAAGCATTTTGGCGAAATATTCATGCTGGATGACGATGTCTACTCCATGAAGAATCTAATGGCCGAGAAAGGCGAGTTGACGGTTGTCAAAGACCCTGCCGCCATCACGGCCATAATCCACAACCTCTATGAGATGGCCTGCATGCTTGATGTTCATGTTTTCGGCTTCACCTCCCGAATCTCGCCGGTGATGTATGATGAAACCGCATATCTTTCGCTCTCAAATATGATAACAGGCTGTTCCTATGGCGTTCGCCACAATAAAAATGTGTGGTGGAACGAGGAACTGAGGCTGAAAGAAGACTTCTGGATTTCGTGCTATATGAAATTCAAGGAGCGCAGAATATTAACCGACCTGCGTTACAGTTTCTCTCAAAAGGGTACGTTTATAAGCGAGGGCGGTCTTGCCTCAATACGAAATCGGCAAGAGGAACTTCGGTCGATTATGTTCATCAAGAAACATTTCGGCAACAGCATCTACATGAAGGGAAAGACCCGCAACGGCAAGGATGAGACCAGGCATCTCGTAGAGTATAACATCTCTTGCAAGTTCAAATTCTGACTAAAATGTCAGTAAACGTTAAGGTGTAAAAATGGTGGCAATTCTATTGCCTGTTATCCGTTATTTATGGTTAACTTTACTGAAAACAAGAATATTAAACCGCAAGTTATGATAATAAGAACTGTTCAAGGATATGATTTTTTTGAGGTAAGCAGTGCAATGCAGAAAGCAATCCGTCGTGCCGACGCAGGAGTGGCCGGATTCTTCGCGCTGGAATTGTGGTCAAGTGGCTACATGGATTATGTATGGAAGCGTCTGTTCACCATTAGTGCCGAGGACTGCTATGGCATTATCACAAAAGAGATTGAGGCGCTTTGGCAGGGCCACGAGTTAGTCAACAAGGGAAAGAAAGACCCCAAAGGGCGCATATTCGTGAGCAAAGCCGTTATTCTCCTTTGCGAGTGTCGCAAGAGCCGGGATGCAGATCACCTACAAAACCTTATCTATGACCGCAACGATGTGGAGGTAGATATGTGGATCGAGGACGTACGTCGCTATCCGATAGAGATACCGCCATACACATACGATGTGCATACCCGAAAGGGAAAGAAATATGGACGCACCAAAGAGGAATTCTTCCGGGATGAATATGCGGCATTATCGCCACGGCAACCAGGACTGTTCGACAGTCTGCTGTCTTAGCAGAATAGCAGTGGGTATGCGTTCATGAACCACTCTAAGCAGGCGTCATTTCCGATTCGAGAGTGACGCCTGCTTTATATACAAATGTTAGTAAAAGTTAAGGTTCCTATTTCACGTTTTTACAACGTTAAATGGTGGTCAATCTGTTTGCATTTCTTGTTTTAATTTGCTATCTTTATAGTATAATAAAACACTGCAATACAACAAGATACATCAAAATAATCACAGAAAAGAGTCGATTAATAGCGCACAACTTCACCGCCACCTATAAACACCCAGTCAAACCAATAAACCAACCGTCATGAAATCTATTGAAGACCTCAAAAAACTAATTCCAACAATAGTTGGACAAATTATCCGAGAAGACCATAATGTCGGCAAATGTCATTATGAACAAGATGAGGACGGTTGGAATCCATGCTCCGAGTATGAACCCAACTATTTCACATTCGAGAAAGATGGATGGCTCATCGAAGTCACTTATGAATGTTGTGGTGAATGGGACATTGACCACGGCGATTATTGGACTCCTCCAAGCAGTGAGCCGACAAAAGCCTGGGGTGCTGTCACTGAACTATCCGCCATTCATTGCGATGACTGCACCGGCGAGGAAACAGAGTTCGAAGACAACGACCTCATCGGACTATGGGAAGCGATAGACATCGCACTTGAAAATATAGCATAAGTCAAACCAACAAATCCAAATAGCAATGGGATATAGACTCCATGTAGCCGAGGTGTATCAAGTGAAGCAGCACACTCGGGACTACTTCAACAATCAATCAGCCGATATTAATAGAATGCTCCAAGAGAATTGCCCAGGCCTATCATGGGAGGGTGAGGACGTTGAGTGCTCTGAGCGGCTTGAAGTACCACGCTCCGAACTTGCCGACCTCATCGGAAAGATTGTGGCCGACCGTGAAGACTTCGGCAAATGGCTCCAACTCTACGACATTAGAGTTTCCGTTGAAACATTCATTCGCTACATAGCTGAATGGATTGCCAACAGCGACCAACGCAACGATTTCGTAGTTTTATCATGGTACTGACATGAACAGCGATTATACATATTGCATAGGGGCTTGTGAGCCTCTATGCAACCGTTGCAAGCGACACTGCCCGCCCTCAGAGCCTTGTAAGCCATATATGAAATGGTGGATGGCACCGGTGGCAAAAAACAACAAGTGCATCTACTTTGACCCCAATGTAAAATGATAGCATCACACAACACATTCACCTACATGCGCCCCATCCAATGGTGGGCACGTCTCTTGACGTGGAGCGCACGTTGCCAGAAAAAGAGCTTCACGCAGCAGCTCGCCGAGGGCATCCGGCTAATCGACATCCGAGTCCGCCATGCCGCCAAGGACGGATGGTACGTAAGCCACGGCCTCACAAGATACTGCCGCCTCGAACGCGCCCTCGACCTCGCCGAAGTCACGGACCTCCCTGTGCGCCTGCTCGTCGAAGGCAAGTACGACGAATATGTGCTCAACGACCTTCTCGTCACGATAGGCCTAAGCGGCGTAACGGTCTACGAGTGCCGCGACAAGCGCACGTGGGAGCAGCTTATCCCCGGCATCCCCACGCTCGAAGTAGAGCAATACGTCGGCTCGATGCAGTCGTGGTACGGCAAGATATTCCCCTGCCTCTACACCCTGTTCAACCGCCGCAAACTCCGTCGCCGGATGGCTATCTGCCGCGAAAGCAAAACCGGCATGGCATTATTCGATTTTATCTAAACCACAAGCATATGAAAGTGAAAGCTCTTACTGAAACAATCGACGGATGGCTCTGCAGTGACACAAGCAGAGAATGATTGATACCGAACGATTACATCTTAAACAAGACAACAATGAACAGAACAATTAAATTTCGAGGTAAACGCCTCGACAATGGCGAGTGGGTGTACGGGTATTATGCGGCCGTTGCAGGCACACACAAAATTGTTTCCTATAAACTCGATTCACCGAGCGGCGCAACATATTATGAAGTTGCTCCCGAAACCGTAGGACAGTTCACCGGACTGCTCGACCGCAACGGCAAAGAGGTGTACGAAGGCGATGTCGTCTTTTGGATAGCCACAGACACGCGCGGTAGAGGACGTGGAGAGCAAGGTGCTATCTTCTGGGATAAGCACACTATGTCATGGGCGATAGAGCGCGACAAGCCGTGCGTCGATGGCCGTCCTTGCATTATTTCTCGCCCTTTCGACAAGAAACACCTCGAAGTCGTTGGCAACATCCACGACAATCCCGAACTAATGGAACAATAACTATGAGCAAACCAATCAAACAAGAAAACGGCGTGGAATGGCTCGACGACGGCAGAATCCTGTTGATGCTTTGCCCCAAATGCCACCGCGAGAATTGGGCACCGGCAGTTGTCTCTGGCCAATGCGTATGGTGCGGATACAAGGCCGAGCCTATAACGGATAAAAATGACAAGAAAAAGGAAATGGATTACGATAGATTGAGCCTGCAACAATCATCAAATATGAATAATTGCCGGCATGAAGCAAAATCGGCGAACTCCAAAATCTAAAAGTTCGCCGATTTGATTTACATATCGAAATCAAAAGTGTATTGTTCATTTGGTTTTGGATAAACTTTACCAAGCATATCCAAAAATTTAATCTTGTCGTACCCGGCTGCAATAGCGAGAACGCGAAGGCCTTCAAGATGTTTCTGTAAGGAATCCTTTCCTATTTCGGCAAGAAATTGATGATGCCTATGGGCACGGTTCCCTTTTTCATTAACCGGGTTAAGTTTACGGAGTTCGTCGCGTACCTTTGGGCCAAGACGTTGATATACCCAATCATCTATTACCTTGCCGACATAGCCGGGTTTCGCTTTGGCATTGCTCCAAGTCCAACCATATATTTTGTAAACCATTTCAAAGAACGAATCCGGAAATGTTTTCACCCATCGAGATGCCTCTTCGTTGAGAAATTCTGAAAGAAATTTCTGCAAAGCCTCCTTAGCCTTGTTCTTGACTTTATCATATCCCGTGGCTTCATCAACAAGGGCTATAATACCCACTTTCGCCACCGCACGAATTATAATATCGGCTTGTGCGACCATCAACGGGTCGTTAAAGTCGCCGGCTCGGTTTGCATCAATGATAGCCGAACATATGTCGATGAGCAGGGTTGCTTCGTAGCCGTTAGTTCCTTCTTGCGAGCCGCCCGCATCATTACGCAAAAAACGAATAGGGCTCATCAATCGAGTTGCTATACTATCTTCCCCGGCATAAACCAAGGTGCTTAATCCGCCAAGGTTTATAAAACTTTTCATCCATTGGCCACTCTTGCTCTCATAACCGATTGCCCTTTGAATACCACGTCCCGACAATACGCGCATTCCATTGTCAAGAACATAACATGGTATTTCAAGTTTTCCGAACTTAAGCGGGGTTTTATCTGAACTAAATGCCGCACGAAGCATAACATCATGAATCACAAGTTCCTCCGGTTGCAAGCCAAGAAAGTTTGCAACCTTGTTGATTGTTGCCTGTGTCGCGCTGCCGTTTATGGCTTTGGAAATGCCGACTTCTGTCATTCCGATTCCCTCGGCAAGTTGCTTTTGGGTGATGTTGCGACTGTCAATCACCTCTTTAATTCTATTTTTCATAAATTAAATTTAATATACAACCACAAAATTAAACTAATTAAACTAAATATGCAAATTATTTCAAAATAAATTTAACCATAAGACAAACTTTTATAAGATAAACGACCAAGCAATGCCTCGCATTCAACTGCATGATGAAATAAAAAAACAATAATTCCAATGGCGTACAACGTAAAATCCATACGCAAGCAATTCGCCGAGCGCGGAATCTTCCATACCGACCGCGCATTGGCGGAAATGCTACGCTCATTTATCCCCGGCGACATCGACGAGGTATACGACCCGACCTGCGGCGCCGGCGACCTCCTGGCTGTATTCCCTGACGACGTGGCAAAATACGGCCAAGAAATAGAGCCCGACTTTGTGGCTGATGCCGCGGCTTTGCCCAACGCGCATATAGCCACGGGCGACACCCTGCACGCCCCCGCGTTCGCCGACCGCCGATTCCGCGCCATCGTGGCAAATCCTCCATTCTCCGTAAAATGGAAGCCGATGGAAGGCGACCCGCGCTTCGATGCCGCGCCGTGCCTGCCTCCGCCCTCGCGCGCCGACTGGGCGTTTCTGCTCCACTGCCTGTGGATGCTCGCCGACGACGGCGTATGCGCCGCGCTCAGCTTTCCCGGCATCCTCTACCGCGGCCAGCGCGAGGGCCGGATACGCCAATGGTTTGTCGAGCAAGGCTACATCCACGAAATCCACGCCATCGAAGGCGGCCACTTCGTCGACACCAAGACCGAGACGGCCCTGCTAATAATCCGGAAAACACCGGCGCGCGACATCCTCTTTGTGCACAACGCCACGGGGCGCAGCCGCCGCGTAGGCATCGGCGAAATCCACGCCCATGGTTTTAACCTCTCTATCAACACATACGTCGACACTTGCGACGCGCCGCCCATGCCCGAGGTCGACCCTGTCGAACTTGAAAACACGGCCCGCGCCCGCGCCCTGCGCAAGATTGAGGCCGAAATCAGCTTCTCCCTGATGGTGGCTGACCTCGAAGGATATGCCGCCGACCCTTTCATCGAGGACATAATCGCTCTGGCCAACAAATTCAGAAAACAACCCCTGCTGTTCACCTAAACCCACAACCTCAATGGAACGAATCAAGACACGCGTCAACACACACCGCGAAGTTTACCACGACACATCCTCACGAGGCAAAGGCCGTCCTCGGCACGACTGCTGGCGCGCCGACGTGACAATACAGGACGCATCGGGCAAGCGGCGCATCCGCCGCCGTTTCTCCACACGCGCCGAGGCCGAGGCATGGCTTAGCGGGCATTGAAAAATAAAAAACAAATTCTCGCTGCCCACGAAACCCTAATAAAACACTCGCTACGCAAATAATAATCAAAAAAATTGTCGAAAAATTTGCAAAGTAACGAAATATTTACTATCTTTGTAATGTTGAAAGACAAGAGAACATCAACACATTGTTTAACTCAAAAATCTTCAAAAATGTCAGACGAAGAATTTGCAAAGGAGGTAAAAGACCTTGTTGACATGCTCAACAACCTCCGTCGAATCAAGGACAAAGGTCGAAGGCCTTGGTTTAAGGCCGAAATTAAAGAGCAGTTAAGAAAACTGCTGAAAGATTAAAAAACAAACCTCTCTCCTCCTTTTTGGGGGAGGAGAGGGGGATTCAAAATAGACGCTACAATGGCAGATAATGAAAATATCAAAGTGAATAATCCCGTGCTCTCCAAATTGCAGTTTATGGACGACCGCCAAGACCTTTTGCGGGTGTTGAACGGTGCATATATAGCCGAACGCTTCTTTGGAAAATCCGGATGCTGGTTCAGCCAGAAACTCAACAACAATATCAAGAACGGCAAGCCGTGTGAATTTACCTCCGAGGAGTTAAAGACGCTGAGCGACGCGCTCTATACCATTTCATACGAGTTGCAGGAATTGGCCGACAGTCTGCATTAAGAGTTAAACAATTCTTCGTCTGACAGCGCATCAGACATCGGCACCCGAGCGCGACATGACCAACAAAGCCATGTCGCGTTTTTTTGAAAAAATATCTCTAAAAATTTTGTTATTAATAAATTTATTACTATATTTGTAGTGTAAAACAAAACCCAACAAAGAAAGGAGGCGTAAAATGAAATGAACAGAAAAAAATGGTTGATTTATCGAATCCTCGACCTACTTGCAATATTAGAGAATCAGAAAAATCAACCAATCGTCAATCAAATCAGAGGACTGCTTTACAGCCTGAATGATGAAAGTTAAAAACAAGCCCCCGGGTGAGAGACGGGGGCAAATTTACAAAAAATTATGGACAATCAAAAACCTACATTTGAACAGATATGCGACCCTGCATGGCGGCGAGCCGAACAGATGAAAGTGAAATCGGAGGCCGTGTGGGTTACGTTCCTCGAGCTTGGCGGGCTAATCAATGTGTCGAAGCTGGCAAAAGAATATTTTAATAAATCTCAAAGTTGGTTTGTACAAAAAGTGCGCGGCATCACGGTGTGCAATAAAGAGCGCGAATTCACCACGGAAGAATACGCCCGGCTGTCGGCCGCATTGCGCGATATAGCCCGACGGCTCACCGAATACGCCGACGCTATCGACGCTGCCGAGGAATAACATATAGCTCTTAATTGTTTTAACTACATCTGGGCGCGCATAAGAGCGGCGTGTCCTATCCGGCGTGGCATGACTCACAAGGCCGTGCCGCGCTTTTTTGTATCATTAAATAAACCAAAGCGATATAATCATGGAAGAAACAAAAACAAACCCACCAAGCGTGAGCGACTTGCCAAGATAGGCAAGGTCATCACAGAAGTAGCAACGGCACTGATGAGCACAATCGTCAGTGCCGTTGTCGTAGTTATCCTCTACGTCCTCTACATCCCCTTTGCGGTAGGACGTGCATTGTTCAACCGCAAGGCCATTCGGGGCTTCTACTCCGACTTTTTCTACGCCGTCGACGGAATAAGCCAGCGCATACGCAAGAGAGATGAGGAGGACGCATGACCGATGAGTTGTTGCCGGAACTCTCAAAGAGAAATATTCAAAAATCTTGAAGAACTTGAAAAAGTGTTTGCAGACTTATGAAGATATACATCTCACTACCCATATCAGGCCTCAATCTCGCTCGCTGCAAGGAGCGGGCCAATGAGGTAAAGCGAATGGTTGAGTGCAAAGGGCATGAGGCAATCACGCCCTTTGACGTTTGCCCCGAATCCTACAAGCCATACTCCTACTATATGGGCCGAGATATTGAGGCTCTAATGGAGTGTGACGCTATCCTGCGCTGTGCCGGTTGGAGCAATTCAAGAGGATGCTCCTTGGAATCGGAGTGCGCCCACATCTACCACAAAATAATTTACGATCACGTCAACGAAATCAAACCAATATAAAACAAGAAATGTCAAGTTTGAAATACAGATGTAGTGATCTGATAATCAATAAATAGAATAGTAAAAACTAAAATTGCAGGAATCACAGGATTTTGCTAATTTGGATTGCGAGGGAATTTGATTAATATATTTGCAGACATAATCATCAAAGACGGCTTATGTCTAACATCATCACCCCTCACAATCGCATTTTTGCGAGTGATAACGAATACGAGATTCCGACTCTCCTGCTGAGTAGGCAACCCCAAAATGGGCTGTTGCTCCCCTTTGCACCCTGGGGCGCTGCTCCAAGATGCAAAAAAGGCATATCCACATATCATTTTTATGTGGATGATTATCGGTTTGAGAATATTTGGAAGCGACCGGATAAAGTGACATTCAGCGGATGCCGTGAATTGGTTGAACCAAACTTCACGCTCCATTTGAATCTGCCGTTGGCCTACGGATTGCACCTCATCTACAAAAAGCGTTGGCTTGCACGGTGGTTTCAGGAAATGGGGATAGCGGTATGGGTGGACTTGAAAGTATCAGACAAGTACCGCGAATATAATCTGCTTGGAGTACCGGACGGATACAACGCTTTTGCCACTCGCGGATATAGCGACAATATCCCCAGTCTTGAAACTGAACTTGAAATTGCCCGAAGGGTGTCAGGATGTAACACTCCAAATATGCTCGTATATGGCGGTGGCAAAAAGGCCCAGGATTTCTGCGCGAATCATGGCCTTATCTATTGCGAGTGCATTATGTCAACTCGACGAAAGGAGGGTAAGCTATGAGCAGCGACAACAAGACGTATGGAGGTTTTAGTGTAATCTCAACTGTCAGTGATGGCAGCTACGCTCAACATGCCGCAGATTTCCGTGAAGCATTGTCAACGGGGAAATATGATATTGAAAAGTCATATTTATCAGATAGCGGCGCATATGTACTTTTTGAGAAGGGGCATGAATATCACATAGAAGAAATGGAAGCGGCCAAGGCAATGGCCGACAAAGGAATCATTGTGAATATGACCAAAGAAGGAGATCCGTCGAGAGCAACCGCCATTGATGCAAAGGGCAACTATAAGTTCAGTGAGGGCACTTTATCCATTGAGAGGCTATCTTATGAACAAAGCACACGCATGGAACCAACTCAAAATGCAGAGAGGTCTGTGAAAAAGGCTTTGGAGCATTGCAGGACTAAAGGCTCTGATATAGCTGTAATATATGACCGAGGAGGAAGATTTCATCGCAGCGACATTAGCAAAGGTATCTACGCTTATGAGAAATTCAGCACCAACACTCATATATTCAAAGCTATATTGGTAATAAGCAAAGACGGTAATGTGTATGAGTGGACTCATAACAAATAAAAGAAGGCGAGTAGAATGCCCTCTCGCCTTATGCCACTGCAACTTCCCGGACTCAAGACATTATAGCCACCCGGGCTTACTGGCCACTTTATATCTTTTCGCAAAGATAACACTTTTTTCTCACATACAGTTCATTAGACCAAAAAATTATCAAAAATGAAAGCCATTACAACTGCGAGGTTTTGATTAGCCGTCCTGTTCCACTTGCGTTCCGAATGCTTTGATTTGCAACTTTGCATATTTCAAAGAATTAGCACTTGGGAGGATTTCAAGAATTTGCCGATTTGGATATTCGACGCTTTTTAGCAATATATTTGTGGCCATCATCAGAAAACATCATCAGATATGGCCCAGGCAGAAGACCGAATATATCCAAGCGACAACGAGCTTGAGATCCCGAATTTATTATTGGAGTGGCAACCTCGCAATGGCTTGCTCCTCCCGTTTGCCGGATGGGGAGTAACTCCACGCGCCAAGCGAGGCATTGCCACATATCACTTCTATGTCGATGACTACCGATTCACCAACATCTGGCAACGCCCGGAGCGACTGGTGCAGAGCGGTTGTCAGGAAGCGGTAGAGCCCAACTTCTCGCTTTTCCAGACCACGCCCATAGCCTACGGCCTGCAACTCCTGTATAAAAAGCGTTGGATTGCCCGATGGCTTCAGGAGTGCGGTGTCCGTGTATGGGTTGACCTCAACGTGGCGCCAAAGTTCCGTGAGTTGAATAAGCTCGGAGTGCCGAAAGGCTACAACGCATTTGCGACTCGCGGTCACGAGGGAGAGTTGTGTCATCTGGAAGCAGAATGGCAAATTGCAAAAGAGATTTCCGGAGTGGAAACGCCGAATATGATTGTTTATGGCGGCGGTGAAACGTGTAAATCTTATTGCAGACAACGAGGACTCATCTACGTTGATCCATACCAAGTGGACCAGCGCAACAGCCGCAAGGAGGAGGCCAACAATGGCTAAATCATCAGGCGGTGTAAGAGGAAGCGGTCCGGGCGCAGTCAAGAAAGACCCACATGCAGTTGAAAGAGCCGAGTTCAAATCATATGGTGAGGATTGGGATAAAACCTATTTTGACGAGTCAACGGGTGGATATGTCGTAACCGAACAAGCGCGTTTAGATCAGGCCAGCAAGTCAAAACAAGAAAAAGACAAATACGACAAGGAGAGGCATATGTGTGAAGTTGCCGCCCAAAACGGAATGAAGGTTGAGCATCTCAAAGATGGCCCAGGAGAACCCGATGCAAGAATAGAAGGAGAACTCCATGACCTAAAATCAACTGGTTCTCACAATAATATGGCGAAGTATGCCAAACACGCGGTACGAGAGCAAGGTGCAAAAGGAGTATTTTTTGAATTAACGAAAGATACTGCGAAAATTCGTTCAGAAATTCAATCGTTATCGCGGCAAGGAATTCATGGTAAATATTATTTCACCTCAGATAATAAAGTCCATGATTTCTAATAAAAAAGGTCTCCGAATACGAAGACCTTTTACACTGGTGCGCATCCTAAGACTTGCCCCTGTCTGATTTAAGGAGAATCAGCATCAAACCATATTGCAAAGATAAACATTTTTTTCGACTTACAGTTCAGCGGACCAAAAAATTATCAAAAATGAAAGCAATAATCACAGGCAGCGAGGGATTTATAGGCCGTGCGCTCTCGCTCGCCCTCCAAAAGCGCGGCATTGAAGTAATAGGCATAGACCGCAAGAACGGTCAGGAGGCCGCCAACATAGCCAAGTACATGCCCGCAGACCTCGACGCGGTGTTTCACCTCGCCGCTCAGACATCCGTATTCAACACGGATTTGATTCAGATCCGCAAAGATAATATCGACGCGTTCATGGCCGTGGTCGCAGCCTGCGCCAAGCACCCCAATAAGCCCAAGCTGGTGTATGCCTCATCTTCCACGGCAAACCCGCCGAACACAACATCGCTCTACGGCATCACAAAGCATTTCGCCGAGGCGTATGCCCGAATCTATCTGCCCTCGGCCACCGGTGCCCGCCTGCACAACGTATATGGTCCCAATCCGCGTCAAGGTACTCTTCTTTGGTGTCTGTTGAATCAAGACATTGTGACCATATACAACGAGGGAAAGAACGTGCGACACTTCACCTACATTGACGATGTGGTTGAGGGCCTAATCTACGCCTACGGGTGCAACCTGCCGCTCATCAACATCGCCAATCCCGAGAAAACATCAGTCCGGGAGTATGCCAAGGCTCTGGGTGATGCTGTGATTGATGATTCCGATACATATTTTACCGAGCCTAAAATCTATACCGAGTGCCAATTTGTTCCCGATATCCGAGACAAAGATTGCTACGAGCAGGCCATTGACAACCGACTCCTAACCGTGCCGATGAACTACACCACAGTCCGTGACGGCCTCGCAAAAGTAGTTGCAGAGTACAATATTAGCCATCACGGAGAATGAAATGCGGCAAGATTATACGAATGGGCAAATGAAACAGATAAATGGCTACTGCAAACAATATTTTCAAACTAAATCAGCCCCACATCGAGAGCGGGGAAAGGCCACAAACGCCTACTATGGCGCTGCTACGGCTATTTTGCGGCCATTCTCCAAAAATTTTTCAAAAGCGGGAGAAAGCAAAAGAATGATAGGAATGTTCAACCCAACCCCAATCTCATTTCGATTATTGCACCTGGTCAAAATTTAGAGTTCATCAGCAATTTTACAGAAGAGTTGTCAAGACAAGCAATACTTCATCACGAACTCACTCGTATGTATGGCGCATCAAACATCAAATCCCCTTACAACTATGGCACGATCAACAAAGACAGCAGACGGACTCACTGAAAAGCAAGAACGATTCTGCATTGAATACGTAGACAACGGTGGCAACGCTTCCGAAGCCTACCGCGTTTGTTATGACACCTCCAAAATGAAACCTGAATCTGTATGGCAAAGCGCAAGCAGGCTATTGGCAAATGTCAAGGTACAGGCAAGGATAGAGGCTATCAAGCAATCGCGCGCCGACCGCGCCCAGCGTGGCCGCGAAATAATCAACAACGCACTCCTCGACATAGTGGAGACCACTACTGACGATCTCTACTATACCGACCCCAAGACAGGCAAGATGAAGACACGCTCACCTCAGCAACTTTCCAAGCGTGCCCGCAATGCCGTCAAGCGTATGACCAACAACAATGGCCGAGTGTCGTATGAACTTCACGGGAAAGTTGAGGCCATAAAAGCCTACGCCGCCATCAACGGACTCAATGCGGCCCAGGAGGTTAATGTCAACAACCGAGGGAGTATGTCCGGCGAGATCCGCATTGGTTTTGATGATGAAGATTAGTAACGAGATGTAATCAAAACTGCCTCGAATCAAATCAACTTGTAAAAATTCGATGGTTATTAATTTCAAAAAGCTCAACCCACTTGGATTTCACCTGCTGAAGCTGTTCCAAGACCCGACAATCCGCCAGATAATACTTTTTGGCGGGTCCTCGTCTGGCAAGTCGTACAGCGTGGCCGAGGTGTTCTTGCTGATGTCTTTGTTTGAGGGCAAGAACCAACTCGTAATGCGTAAGGTCGGGGCCAGTATCAAGGACTCAATATACGCATCATTCAAGGCAGCGGCAGAACATCTCGGAATTGCCGACCTGTTCCAGTTCAAGGACGGCATCAAAATAATCAAGTGTAAGGAGAACGGCGCCGAGATTAAGTTCAAGGGGCTTGATGACTCCGAGAAGATTAAAGGCTTGGAGAGTATCAAGCGCGTATTCATGGACGAATGGAACGAGTATGAGGAAAAGGACTACAAGCAGATGAAGCTCCGTCTGCGCGGCATGAAAGGCCAGCAGCTCGTGTTCGCTTTCAACCCAATCAAAGAAACGCACTGGATTAAAAAGAACGTATTTGACAAAGAGGAGTGGCACGATGTTCCGATGGAGGTAGAGTTGGCCGGAGTCAAGATTCCCTCACAGCTTACCGAGGTGAAGTCCTACCGCATGAACGCGCCAAAAACGATGATGCACAAGCGCACCGGCGAAATCATAGAACACCCATCCGACATGGCCGTGCTCCAAACTACCTACCTCAATAACTTTTGGGTAGTAGGTTCGCCCGATGGAACATATGGTTATTATGACGATCAGGCAATCGCCACCTTTGAGCATGACCGAATCCACGACCCCGACTATTACAACGTGTATGCCCTGGGCGAATGGGGCGTTATACGTACAGGCTCGGAGTATTTCCACGCTTTCAATCGCGGCCGGCATTGCAAGCCGATTGAGTTTGACCCATCGCTCCCAATTCACATCTCCGTCGATAACAACCGACTCCCTTACATCTCTTACACCTTTTGGCAGGCAGACTACCGTGGCGGCATTCAGCTCCGCCAGTTCCACGAAATATGCGCCACAAGCCCGGACAACTCGGCAAAGAAGTCTGCGGTATTGGTGGCCAAGTATCTCCGATCCATAGGCTATCAAGATAAAATATATCTTCACGGGGACTGCACCACGCGCAACAGCAACACCATAGATGACGAGGGTCACAGTTTCCTTGACAAAGTAATCTCCACGCTCACCGAGATGGGATTTGAGGTAGTCGATAGAGTAAGCAAGAGCAATCCATCCGTCCCCATGTCGGGCGAGTTCATCAACGCTATCTATGAGTTTGAATTTCCCGACATCAGAATCTTCATTGACGAAAACTGCGCAACCTCCATTGAGGATTATATGTCGGTACAGAAAGACCCTAACGGAGCTATCCTCAAAACCAAAGTCAAGAATAAGATAACGATGCAGACCTATGAGGAACACGGCCACCTCTCCGACACTAAGCGATATATCGTGTGCGACATCTTGAACACGCAGTTCATGGACTTTTCCAATAAACGCAAGCGTAACCTTTATGCCAAAGATAACCTCATTCAGTTCTATAACCCCGGCACCGAACACACATACAATGCCGAGCTTGTCTATTGTATGCCCAATGTGGCTAACAAGTTCGTGATGGTCCACGGCAAGAAGTGCGGCGAGCTTTGGCACATTGTAGATGTGGCCTTTTTTGAGACCTCATCAACCGAGGACATCAAGCAACGCCTCAACGCTATCTCCTGCTCTCCGACCTATCTTGAAGCCGGACGGCCTTACTATCCATTCGTGCGAGAGCTCAGGAGTGAGGTTGAGTACACAATCAAGGTACTGCCGGAGGATGGGGATATTGACCGGCGCATAGCGGCCACGTCCGATTTCGTAAAGACATCAATAAAGTTCAACGATGCCAAGATGGCCGACAGCGAGGAGTATGCGGCCTTCATGACATCGCTTCTGGACTACAACAAAGACTCTCAGAACAAAGAGGCGAGTGCCGTTTTGAGTGGCTTTATAAAAGTCGCAGTAAAATTCTTTTCAAATGGCTAATTGAAACAAGTGGCGATATATCAGCGATTTAACGTTCGAAAACGCACACTCTCAAAATTGAAGAATTTGGCATTTTGAGAAACCGCTTGATTTATGGTATTACTTTGCCATCAAATCCGAACAAACATGAACCTCATCAAAAAACTACTCGCACCGGAATTGCCTGTCAAGTCGGCAAGCGCCACCTCAAAAGAGGCAATCGGCATTACCGACCGCCGCAGCGTGCAGTTCCGTCAGGAGATTGCATCGCCCTATGTTGCGAGCCGCAATTTCATGAAGTTGTTTTTAAGCGTTCCCGAGGTCTTTTTTCCCATTGATTTCATCGCTTCCAGAATTGCCAAGGCTCATTTTGAGTTGAAGCGGTCAAAGGATGACAGCATAGTGTGGTGCAATCGGCGCATGGATAAGATACTTTCCAATCCTAACTGCCTTATGGGGTGGTCTGAGTTGATTTACACTCACTTTGTCTATAAACTTGCGACAGGCAACGGCTTTATCCGTGCTGCTATGCCGGAGTCATTACGCACACCCAGCGCGTCCATATACCGAAATTGCAATCACTTTTGGCCTATGCCCGCACCTGCGATGAAAGCTGTGCCGAGCGATTACCGTATTCCTCTCTTTGGAATCTGCGACAAGGAGGACATCATAAAGGAGTATAGGCTTGAACTCGCCAACTATGAGCGCTTGTCGATACCTACTTGGCAGATATGGCATGACCGCGACGGCATAGCCTCGCTCACGGAAACAGGCAATATGTTCCTCAAATCTCCAAGCCGTCTATTGTCAGTGATGAAAGCCATAAGCAATCTCATTGCAGTATATGAAGCCAGGAATGTAATATATGTAAAGCGTGGTGGTATCGGCTTCCTTGTATCTCTCAAAAGAGATGAAACCGGCAGTACCGCGATGGAGCCAAAGGAGAAAAAGGAGATAGAGGACTACCTCGACAAGAGCTACGGCTTGGGGGTGGGGCAACGGCCGATAGGCGTTACCGACGTGCCTCTCTCGTTTGTACGCACCAACCTCTCTATTTCCGAATTGCAACCTTTTGAGGAGACATTGCAAGATGCCATAACAATCGCCGGAGTCTATGGTATTCCGGATGTGCTTGTACCTCGAAAGGACCACAGCACATTCAATAATCAGGCAAATGCGGAAAAAACTGTATATTGTGGCGTGATAATCCCGATGGCCCAACAGTTTTGCCGGGAGATGACATCATTCCTCGGACTTGACCGCGATGGGCTGTATCTTGACTGCAATTTCAGCGATGTGGACTGCTTGCAGGTGGGATTGAAAGAAGCCGAGCAAGTCAAGAAACTCATCAATGACAGATGCCGGGTACAGTTCGCCGATGGCCTAATTTCATTCAACGACTGGCGCGGCCAGATACATGAATGCCAACTTGACGTGGCTTTCTATCCATGGGCCGGCAAACTCAAATTTGAAATGTCCGATGATGAATTAGCCCTCGTCGCCAAGATACAAGGAAACATAGTTATAAACCAAAATCAACCCTCAACGGGAGAAAGCAATCATGAACGAGAAAATGAAGAGTCTGAATCTTCAGACCAAGACAAATGACGTTGATGAGAAGGGTATCGTCACGGTAGCCGTGAACGGTATAGGTATTGAGGACAGTCAGCACGACATCTCAATGCCCGGCTCATTCGACGAGACGCTGAAAAGCGACATCGGCCGTATGCGGTGGTTTCTGAACCATCGTCAGGATCTGTTGCTCGGTGTGCCGCTCGAAGGCAGAGAGGAAAACGGCAATCTCGTGATGCGTGGCCAAATCAACCTTGAAAAGCAGATAGGCCGCGACACACTTGCCGACTACAAACTGTTTGCCGAGCATGGCCGAACATTGGAACACTCAATAGGCGTGAAAGCCGTTCAGCGAGACACCGCCGACAAGCGCAAGGTGCTCAAATGGTTCATGGGTGAATACTCCACCCTCACCAACTGGGGGAGCAATCCTCAGACATTCCTCGTGAACATCAAGAGCGCCACGCCGGACCAAGTGAGAGATGCCGTCGATTTTATCCGACTTGCTTTCAAAGAGCGCGGATACACAGATGAGCGACTTAAAAACTACGATATGGAACTCAATCTCTTACTTAAATCTTTGGAGGGCGGCACAATCGTAGCGTGTCCTCATTGCGGCATGCAGTTTGATTATGACGCAGAGCCGGAACATACATTCTCGCAAGAGGTGATCGATACAGCTTCCAGAGTCATGCGATGGATTACGGAGGGCATTGTGCGTCAAGAGATGCAGAAGCTCACCCCAGAAATCCGAGCCGGCGTCCTCGACCTGCTTGATTCATTCAAGGGCAAATCAGAAGACCTCACCACCAAGAGCATTACAGAACTGCTCAATTATGTTCGCTGCCCTCATTGCTGTTCGCGCGTCTACCGCACCAACAACATCATGCAGGTTCCCATTGAGAAATCAACCGACGGCAACGACAAGAAGCCCGAGGATGAGGAGAAAAAGCCCGCCGAGAATAAAAAGCCGGAGGACAAGAAACCGGAGGACAAGAGCCCCGAAGCCGATGAAAAGCCTGAGGATAAAGAACCCGAAAAGAAAAAATCAGCCGATGACTTCTGGGCGGCTCTCAACAAATCATTCAACCGATAACCAATCATAAATTTTATGAGCAAAGTAATCACAAAATCAGATCTCGGCATCTCATTCGAAGGGATGCCCAACGAGCAGCGCATCTTCATGGAAAAGAATCTCGATGCCATGTGCGCAGTAATCAACAAGGCATTCGCCGGCCACGCCGCTCCCGAAGAGGTGGAGAAGAAGTTCAGGGAGTTCAACGAAACCCTCAAAGGCTTCAATCCCGAGCAATATGCCCAGCTCATCAAGGACAATCAAACCCTTTCGGAACAGGTGCAGAAGATGGCCGAGACCATCGAAAAGCTCCAGAAGAAAGGTCTCTCCATGACTTCCCTCACCAAGTTTGAGGAGAGCATCGACGCCATGCTCGACAGCGAGCGATTCCGAGAGTTCGCCGAAGGCCAGACGCGCAAGTCCGGCGTATTCGAAGGCTTCACGCTCAAAGACATTGTGTCTATGTCCGACAACTACGATGGCGAACTGCTCATCACTCAGCAGCAGCCTCGCGTCGTTTCGTCTGTCAACAACAAGCGACTCCACCTCCGCGATGTAATCACAGTCCTTACCGGCGACCCCAAATATCCCAACCTTGCGTTCACTCGCGTCTATGACTTCGACCGCAACGCCCGCTATGTGACCGAGAACGGCATGCTCCCCCAGTCCTCGCTCAAACTCAAAGAGGAGAACTACACGACCAAGCGCCTCGGTACGCACATCCCCATCTCCAAGCGTATGCTCAAGAGCCGCGCCTTCATCAAGTCGTGGATTATCAACATGCTCCCCGAGGCCGTGTATATGGCCGAGGACTGGAATATGCTCTTCGGCGACGGCAACGGCGAGAACCTCGACGGCATCGCCAACACCAAGGGCGTTGAGTCCATCGAGTCTATCATCACCGGGGCTATCGTATCCGGCGCCGCAGGCTCAATCAAGAGCGTTACCCCCTACAACAACGGCAAGGATACCATTATCGAGTTCACAAACCCCGTGGACGCAATCCAGGACGGCATGATGATTACTCTCGCCAAGGCCACCGCGACCGAGCTCAACAAGGCCAATCCCATCGTAAAGATGAACGACCGCCAAGTCCTGCTCCGAGGTGTGGCTCTTGCATCTGAAGAAGCCGCCCCCGGCGCAATCACATACACCGTCAACAACTCCGCATTCCAGAGCATCGAGACTCCCAACAGCGAGGATGTAATCCGCACCGCCTTTGCCGTTATGAACATCGGCCAGTTCTATCCCAATGCGATTATCCTCAACCCCATCACCGTCAACGCTATCGAGAGCGAGAAGGATACACTCGGCCGTTCCCTCAACCTCGTCAAAGTCGGTGCCGACGGCGTGAAGCGCATCGGCGTGTTCCCTGTCATCGAGTACACCGGCATGCAGCCCGGCAAGTATCTCCTTGGCGACTTCATTAAAGGCGCCAACCTCGTCGATTACACATCGCTCTCGCTTGAATGGGCGCAAGATGTAAACACTGAGCTTAAGAACGAAGTGGTGCTCATCGCCCAGGAGGAAATCATCTTCCCTATCTCCATGCCGTGGGCATTCGCATACGGCGACCTCGCCGCGCTGAAAGCCGCTATCACCAAAACCATAACCGCCGGCGAGTGATGGACTATATTCTTTCAGGCAATCCGGAAGATGTCGCTAAAATCCTTCAGGAGAACCAAATTCGAGTGCAACGGGGGTGGGTGAAGTTCACCCCCTGCATTCGGGTTGAAACGGATAACAAATATGTGGTAATGGGTTCTGATTCAAAGGCACTCCCGGAGGCAGACTCAAAGACGACCAAACCAAAACGAACCAAGAAAACCGAATAAACATGTTGATTGACGCCTCCTATTTCACGGCCGGACCTCGCCAAATCTACAATGCGACACTCGGAAGCGGCACGACAAAAGAAAATGCCGTAATTGAGCAATACATTACGGAATATCAAGAGGATTTTCTGTGGCGTGTCCTCGGGCAAAAGGCAGGCGAATCCGTGCAAGAGTATCTTCATAATCTTGACAAAGGTTTAAGATTAGACGCAGACAATGCAATCGAAACCGTCTGTGGCAAACTGCGCAAGCCGTTCGCCGACTATGTTTTCTTTTGCATCCTGCGTGATGCCGGCCAGACTGCCACCATTACCGGATTGGTAAAACTCAAAGCAGCCAACCAATATGTAGAACCAATTATGCGTCAAGTGTCCACATGGAATAGAATGGCAAATAGCCTTAAAGTTTTTTCAGAATGGGTCGACAGCGGAGAATGTCCGGTTCCGGGTGTTGTCATTGACGAAAACATGCTAAAACCAATCAACCGCTTCAATTTATGACAGTCCGACCTCGACAACCGCAAAGCCGCGACATAACCAGGATAATGGAGGATGTTGTAGCAAAAATACGTTCAGGGCTGAAAGTGGCATATATTGACTACTACGGGCTTCGGCATGAGGAAAATGAGCCTCATGTAGGATATTTATTCGGGAACACCCGGTACATTAAGTCTTATCTCGACGAAATGAGCAAAGGGATTTATGGGACAGACACCAAACTGCCTCTTGTGGCAATGTTTACTCCTGTCATTGAAGACAGGGGTAATCCCGATTTCCATGCTATTGTAAAGATTAACATCCTGATAGCCTGCAAGACCAACCGCGACTGGAGCAATGAGCAAAGGCGCGACTTTTCGTTTGCCAATGTTCTGCGGCCCATATATCAAAGGTTGCTGGAAGAATTAAAGGCGGACAAACGCTTGGATTTCGGATATAAAGAGGCTATCCGGCACAGTTATTCGGAAAACTACTCCTATGGCAAATATGGGGCGTTCACCTCTACCGGGGACGAGGTGAGCGAACCCATAGATGCCATTGATATACGCAACCTCGAATTAAAAATTACACATCAAAATTGCAGAATACAATGAAAGTCAGATCTTGCAAAGGCAACGCCCTCTCTACGGGCGTCTCGGCGTGCCCTTACGACCGAGATAAAATCATCTTCGCCATTGTTGTAGCGCACGGAGTAAAACTCCCTGCCGACATTACAGGCGATACAATCGAAGAATTATGCCACGCCGACCGCCCGGAGCGTATCATGCCTATCGGTCAATTCGTGGAATACGCCAAGAACGGCGGCGAGCCTAACGTGGCCGCAGTGGGCTATGGGCCCAATCAGGTAAGCGATGTAAGCGCGCTCACTGACGCTTTCACGATGGGCACGTTCAATGACGTTCTGGCGCAGTCACTCTCTCGCACCATGAACACAATCTTCGACGTGTATTTCGTTGACAAGAACAACGTCATCTATGGCATGGACGATGGCTCCGACTCGCTCGCCGGATTCCCTATGGCCTGCGTCTATCCCACAATTACTCAGTTCCCGACCTCCGGCGCCAAAGCTACGCTCCTTATCAACTTCTGTTACCAGGACGCACGCAAGGCGTTTGAGAATACCAACTTCGAGCAACTCGATTTCAACGCCTCCTCATTCATGTATGGCCTGACTCCTGTCAAGTTCCACAAGGTGGAAGCAAACAAATACAAGATTGTCGAAGCCATCGGCGGACTTGACCGCACGGCAGAATTCGGAGATATAATCGCCAAGACTCCTACCGCGGTCCTCAAAGGCAACTCTACCGGCGTAACCTACGACGAAGATACCGAGACAATCACCATCTCTGCATCCGCGACACCTCAACTCAAATCGCCCGCCGAACTCTACAAGGCCGGCATAAAAGGCATCGAGCAGGCCGTATGAACGAGATTAGATTCGAGGGCGTGACTTTCATCAAATCCGAATGCGTAAAGATGAGCCGTGAAGATTTCATCAGTCAGCATCTTGACGTGTTCTGGACAGACCGAAAAGAAGCCACGCGGCGCAAGATGCTCGGCAAGGCCTACGACTTGATGGTGCCTCCGGTCAAGGCTGATGAGTAACTAACCGGGCGGAGTGGCGATGTTCACTCCGCCTTTTTCTTAATCATATGGCAGATATATTCCAAGTGAGCGATATGGTAACACGAATGGTCGATGGCTTCGAGCCGGAAATCATTCAGTGCCTCGGCGATAATGCGGTTATTGCCGAAGATGCAGTACGAGAGCAAATGTATAGTGGTATCGATGGGGAAGATAAACTTCTTAGCCCGACATACGATGACGACCCATTTTTTGAGGAATTGGGTCCATGGTATCATCGTAACGGCGCATACAAGCATTGGAAACAAGAAATCACACCTCCTGCCGCCGGTGTGATGCTGATGCTTCAGCCTCGCCCCGACAACGTGCCCAACCTATTCATCAACGGCAAATTCCATAGCGAGATATTTGCCACGATGCAGGGCGATACGCTTTCTATCGGTTGCGCCCCGGACGGAGACGGGCCGGACATTGTGCGGAAATATGGAGACCAGCTCCTGCAACTCGGGCCCACGGCCATAGGATATTTCAACAACCGATACATAATTCCGCATATCCGGCGATTCTTTGCCGATTGCGGCTATAACCCCGACTGAAATGAGCTGCGCATGTGAACATAAAAAGATGGGCGGCGACCTCGACCGAATCCGCCGACTCGCCAAGGCATTCGCCCAAATGGAGCAAAAGACCGTAGCCATAGTCCGGAACAGTGACGGTACATACGGTTTTTGCGTCCTTAGTGAAAAAATAATAAAACCAATCATAGAATATATATCCGAATATTGATATGGCAGACCATAAAATAACAGATTTTGTCGACCAATCAGCCATTGACGGACTAAGACGTCTTAAAGACGAGATGCAATCGGTCAAGGAGATTTACATCCAAACCGCCACGGAACTTGCGAGAGGTCTTAGAGTCTCTGTCGACGGTCTCGACCAATTAGACAGAATGACACGACAAGTCGCTGAGCTGCAACGACAGGCCGCTGAGGCCACACAACGTCACACTTCCGCTGTCAACGAACAAGGGCAGATTCTTGGACGGACTACGGCCGTAATTGCAGAATCCTTGCAAAGTCAAAACAGGCTCAATCGAGAGGTTCGTCAATCGAAAGTCGATTTCCAATCAGTTATGGAGGCTGTCGAGAAAGTAAACGGCACATATGAGCAGCAACTTCACAGATTAATTCAAGTCGAGGATGAGATAAAACGTAACAAGAAAGTTATCTCCGACTATCAAAAGGCGATTGCCGAAGGCAGGGACACGACCGGCGAATTAACCGGGCGCCTGATACGTCTTACTGCCGCCAACCGAGAACTCGCGCAGGAAAAAAGGAAACTTAACTCTTTGCTTAAAGCAGAGGAAAAAGAATCTATCGCCGCTGCCGGCTCATACGATGAGATGTCGCAGCAACTTGAAATCCTAAAAAAACAGTATAAGGGCCTGGGGGAGGAACAACGAGAAGCCGCCGAAGGCAAAGAGCTGCTTGAAACCATAAATCAACTTGATACAGAGTTGAAACATATGGCCGAGAACATGGGCGAACACCAGCGCAATGTAGGCAATTATGCTATTGCCGTACATGATGGTGTCGTTTCCATAGAGAGCCTCAACACGGTTATGTCTCAACAGGCACTCACCCAGCAAGACCTCATAGACCAGACTAAAATCCTGGAAGAGGCTAAAACCATGCTTAATCGTGAGGACGCAAACTATCAATCAACGCTTGATGCCCTCAATGCTAAAATTGAGGAAAACAAGAAACGATTGATGGATGTCAGCGACATAATAGGCAAAGAGGCCACCACCGTTGCTGAGGCCGAAGCCCAGAACAAGCGACTGGCCGAGGCTATGAAACATATAGACCTAACCTCCTCCGATGCTAAAAAGAAGCTGGAGGAGATGCGCGCCCAAATCGAAAGGAACAATCAGACAATAGGCGAGGCGACCGGGGCTAATGAGAAGTTCGCAGACTCCATGTTAGGTCTAATCGGTGTCAATACTAATTTCGGCTCATCACTTCAAAGCCTTAACACCGGCGGCAATTTCCTCGACGGACTGAAAACAAAAGTGGAGGCTTTTGGAAAAACTTTACTTGGCTTGCTCGCCAATCCTTGGGTGCTCACTTTTTTGGGACTATCAGGCGTGGTCGCCGGATTTAAATGGTGGTACGACTATAATAAAGGACTCATCGAGGCCTCACGACTTACGGAAAACTTCACAGGGGCGACAGGGAACGCCGCCGACAAAGTCACCGCCGACATGCAGACGCTTGCCGATAAAATGGAGAAGGGCTACGATGCAACAATCGGCGCAGCCAATACCCTTGTTCAGCAATTCGGCATTTCGTGGGATGATGCGTACAATAAGATGAAGGATGGCATAAGTGCCGGCGCCGATATGAGCGGCAATATGATTGCCAACATAGACCGGTTCGCTCCCGCTTTGCGTGATGCCGGCGTAAGCGCCGATGAATTCATGTCCATACTTGCCGAAACACGCAACGGCATTTTCAACGAGGCCGGCATTCAGAACATTGTCAAGGCCGGAACTCGACTGCGTTCCATGACAAAACAGACCGAGGAATCACTCGACGCCGTGGGCATATCTGCCAAACAAATGCAAAAGGATTTGGAGGATGGAAATATATCCATGCTGGATGCAGTAAAGCAAGTGGCAGGCAAATTGAAAGAACTTCCGGAAAACTCTCAGGAAGCCGGCCAAATCATGAAGAATGTATTTGGCCGCACAGCCGCCGAAGGTGGTACGCTGCTGATTCAATCTATCGCCGACATCAATACCAATCTCGACAAGGCAAAGGAAAACATGGGCGAACTCGGCAGGGTCAATGAGGAGCAGATGAACGCCCAACGCGAACTTAACGAACTGCTGATGTCGGTATTCAAAGCATCCGGCACTTCGTTCGAGACAATGACAACACAGGCCAAAACCTTCGTTGCCCAAGGCTTAACTGTCATTATAAAAGGATGCGTAGATATTGTCAATTGGTTAATACGCATGTACAACAATTCCATGCTGTTTCGCGGCGCCTGCAATTCCATCTCGAATTCACTTAAAATGATATGGAAAATTGCCAAATTCGCTTTCAATCAAATAATCGATTCTTTCAAGTCTGCCGGTGAAATGATAGAAGGCATATTTACTCTCGACTGGGATAAAGTTAAAGCCGGATGGAATAATGGCATAAAGGCTTTCAGTGGGAATATCGAATCCTTATACAGCAACCTGGCAAAGAATGCAGCTGATGCTTGGAACAATACACTCAACGGCCAAATGCAAGAAGTGTCAGTGAAGCTCAATGGCAACGAGGATAATACTTTGGGAGACGATAATCCGAATAGCGATAATGCTCCAAATAATGGAGATCATGAAACGACTAATGACAAATATGATGAAAAACGCGCAAAGGAAGAACTCAAACTTATTCAGGACCTTGAAGATGCCAAAATAGAAGCGATGGAAGAAGGCCACCAAAAAGACCTCGCCCTAATCCGTCAGAAATTCAAAAAGAAATTGGATGAGATAAAGGGTAATGGTGAGACTGAACAGTTTTTGCGTGCCCAGTTGGCCGAGCAGTGCGCAAAGGAGATTGCCGACTGTGAACTTAAATATCAGCGAGAACTCGCCAAAATCAATCTTGCCAATCGCCTGGCATCTGTAAAAGAGGGTTCTAAGGAAGAACTTGATTTGAAACTCGCTCAATTGGAGGCCAATCGTGCAGCTGAAATTGAAGCTGCTAAAAAGACCGGGGCCGATGTAAGCCTTATTAACGCCAAATTCAATAAGCAACGGACTGAATTGCTTGAAGATTATGCCCATAAACAGATTGAAAAAGCACAACAAACCTATGCCTCCGAAGCTGCCATTGCCGACAATGCCTACAATCAACAAATCAATAAACTCAATGCCAAATATGCCGAGGAACTGAAAGCCGCCGGCAACAATATGGCACTGCGTGAGGCCATAACCCAAAAGCACGAAGACAAAGTTGCCAAGATTACCGAAGCCTACGCCCAGCAACGAGCTCAGGCTTCAGTTGAATCATTGGAACAGCTCCTCAATACCGAAAACCTGTCGGCTGATGAACGGATTCAACTCGAAGACCAGCTCGCCAAGGCGAAGATTGAGAAAGAGAAAGCCGTCACAGATGCCGTTATTGCAGAGAATCAACGTCAGGTCGATGCCGACAACGAGGCATTTCAAAAGCGCATGGAGAACGTGCAAAAGTGGCTTCAAGTGGCTTCGGACGGACTCAACGCAATCAACGACCTTGCCTCTACTATCTTTGATGCCAAGATAGAGCGCATAGAGGCCGAGCAGGAGGCCAATACGGAAGCGGGCGAAGCCGAGCAGGAACGCATCACCGAACTTGTCGAAAAGAACGTTATCACCGAGGAGGAGGGAGAGGCACGCAAACGTGCGGCAGAGGAACGTACAGCCAAGAAGAATGAAGAACTTGAAAAGAAGAAGCAGCAACTCAAATACAAGCAGGCCGTTTGGGATAAGGCAAACCAACTCGCCCAGGCAGGTATAAATACAGCTATGTCTATCACGCAGACGGCAGCTAAACTCGGATTCCCTGCCGCTATTCCTTTCATCGCCATTGCAGGGGCTATGGGGGCAATTCAGATAGCTACAATCCTTGCCACTCCCATTCCCAAGTATGCCAAAGGAACGAAGGACCACCCCGGAGGCTTGGCTATCGTCGGCGATGGTGGCCGGCAAGAGATTGTGTCCTACGGAGGCAATATGTTCCTAACTCCCGACACGCCAACACTCATTGATATGCCAAAGGGCGCAGAAGTATTCCCGGACGCCGACAAGCTGCTTGCCTCCAATGCCGATCTCGCCGGTGCTATGCGGCATATTGGCGATAGTCCGAAGGTTGTAGTCAACAACGACTATACCGACTTGAAGCGTGAAGTCGTTGCTCTTGGCAACCTCATCAAGATGCAGACCAAGATGCAGCGCAGGAGCGCAAGCCAAATCAACTACGAACAATTCAAAATCGGTCAGCAATTATGATTACATCACTCTCAAAACTCACCATGCACCAATATATCGAGCTGGTGTGCGGTGATGTGTCGGTGCTCAAAGGAAGTGCCGAGGTCGTTTCTCCTGTCAAGTTGGAAAAGACTCGCAAGCAGCTCGTCTACGAATACTCGAAGCTCTCCGACAATGCCGGCTCAAAGATATTCATCAATGACCACGTTTGGCGAGTGAGAGCCAAAGCGGAGCTCACGATGTTCCAATGCCTCAACAATGCGCTCCTGCTTGGTGCGTTTGATGATGTCCGCGCCGTCCTCAAAGAATACGGTATCGCCCGTAAGATGGATGACAAGCAGTTGGCCGATGAGGTCAAGTCGCAACTCAATCGGGCAAGAGCCAATCTCAAACGCAGCAAGGAAAATCCCGGCAAGGACAACGAGAAACAGCCCACGCCGGACGAAATCCGCACCCACTTTGACCGGCAGGCGGCATCGCTGATGACCTACTTCAAATTCCAGATTGACTTGGATAGAATCTCCGCATCGCAATTCGCCTGCCTTGTGGACCAGGCATACAGACAAATCAATGCGCAGATGGCCGCTTTGAGCAAAAAATGAAAATTATCACAAAAAAAATCATAAAAAATTTGGAGAAAAGCAACAAAATCGCTACCTTTGTGTTGTTCAATTAAAGCACCTTGAAATTATGAAAGTATCTGAATTATGGAGATTGCTCCAATCGGCAGGATGTTACATCCACCGACGAGGTAGCAATCATGACATTTGGAAGAGTCCAATCACGGGCAAAACCTTTCCGGTGTCACGACACAAGACAGAGGAATTGAAGCCTAAAACACTGGCTACAATCAAAGAAAAGGCCGGGATATAAATCCCGCCTTTTCCCTCTCTCCTAAATATCGGATGCAATTATAATGGATGGTGCTTTAATTTTGATTATACAAAAAAAATGTAATGCTAAATATGATGAAGTTAACAGCCACTATTGAACGCAATGACAATAATTACTATCAGATTTCATCTGAAGATGAGTTGATGGGGCATTGCTTTGGAGGCTACGGCTATTCCGTGGCCGAGGCAAAAGATGACTTTTTCAAGAGTATTGAAGAAGCAAAAGAGATGATTGCCGAGGATGGCCTGGTTATTCCGAAAGAAGCTCAAAATATTGAGGTAGAATTCCGTTATGACATTCCCTCATTCTTTAACTTTTTTGAGTGGATAAATATCAGTGCGTTTGCCAAGCAAGCCGGTATTAATGAGTCAAAAATGAGAGCATACAAAGCCGGCGTTGCTACAGCATCTGAAAAGACTCTCGCTAAAATGCAAGCCGCAGTTAAACGAATGAGCGCAAGTATGGCGGCGGCTTTATTCTAATCTTGACTGAGATATAACATAATATATCAACGTGCTTTTTAATTGAACCGGACGCGTCCTTCACGGGGCGCGTCTTTTTTATATCTATACCGCACTTTATAGAGGGTTGTTAGTAATGCTCATAAAACTCAAAAACATTGGATTATGAGCAAGAAAAACAACAGTCTCTTACAGATATCTGCAAGAATTGGGCGAGTTGAACGCAAATGCAATCGCCTCATAGCCGAAGTATCAGCACTCCGTAAGGCCCTTACGCCGCAACCCTCCGAGATAGACGCAATAATCGGTCACCTCCACCGAACAGCCATCGCCCTGCGAGAACAAAGCCGCAGTCAACGGCACTATTACTCACGAATCGCACGAGAGGATTAGTCTATGCTGTTCGATGATGTTGTAGTCGGGCATATCGGATGGATTGCCCGTGTTGCCTTCCGTTTCTGCAAGAACAATGCTGATGCAGATGATCTCGCACAAGAGACGCTTTTCAGAATATACGCCAACAGCGAAAAATTCAATAACGCCCGCGATTTCAAGCCGTGGGCGTTAACTATTATGACCAATATCGTAAAGACTCAGCACGCCAGGAAAAAGAATATACCATTTATTAGTATTGATAATGACTTCGATGCCCAATCCGGCGTTAGTTCCGAAAGCCTTGCTAACTACAATGACGTATGGAATGCCATACACCGAAGCGCAAGAGTTTCGATAGGCGTTCAATGCGTAATTTTGTATGCAGAGGGGTATTCATATGATGAAAATGTTAAGGTGGTGAAATGGTGGCGCGACAATTTGCATAACTCGTTAATAATCACTAACTTTACAATATCAAATAAAACATAAGTCAAACCAAATAAACATCAATACGATGAACTCAAAGTCAAATTTCCGAGTAAGAGTGATGAAATATGCCTGGCAGCTCTGGCGCGCCACCAAGCTGACTTGGCGCATCTGCATGATTAAAGCGTGGGAGCTTTACCGTCTTGCAAAAATGATGCGCAATGGCTCGGTGTCTTTCTTCTATCAGAAAGCCGACGGCTCAATCCGCAAGGCCACTGGCACACTCCGCAACCTCCCTGCCGGTGCAACCCTCAACGGTAAAAAGATGACCAAGCCGTCATTCAAGACTTTTGCCTACTTCGATGTAGAAAAGAACGCCTTGCGTTGCTTCAAAATCGAAAACCTCATCTGCATCGCAGCCTAACCGATTACTCGGCAAGAGAGGCCATCAGTTTAACCGCTGGTGGCCTCTCTTGCAAATTTATTCAAACGCCGTGTATTCGATAAAGTTGCGGACATTCAGCGAGTTAAGGCCGATTTTGGGATTATTTGAAAATCAGAGATTTTGCAATTTCGCGTAACCGCATGATTTATGAGTTTACTTTGTGCCAAAACCATTCCCCGGCACAATGAAAACAAAGTTTATACTCACAATCAACGGCAAGGAGAACGAGCTGACATCCGATTGCATCGCTAATTGGGATGAGGTGATGTGTACCTACAAGCGCACCGATTTCAGCGGCGTGGTAAGGTCTATATCATCTAAATTCCAATTCACTAAATATGCCTATGAGATGTTGCTTTCGGCCTATCTCCAAGACGCAGTGAGAACATCCGCATCGGTGTCGATATACGTCTTGAATGATGACTGGTCCTGGAATAAAGTGTTTGAGTCGGCATTGAACTTCTCAACCGTCACATGGGACAATTACACATTCAACATAAACTGCATTGACGACAGCCTCGCTTCGCTCATCAAGGCACGCAAGGGCACCAAGTATGAGTTTGAAATTGGCAAGGATATTGAGGTCGGCGGAATCCTTAACTACGACCGCATCACAATGCAGAACTCCTGCGCCCACGAGATAATGGGAGAGGATAATGCGAGCAACGGAGCGGTGTTGATTAAAAATGCAGATTCATCAACTCGTTTGCCGGTTTATTCGTTACATTCCGAAACCTTTGAAGACTCTCCAATCCTTTACGAAGACCAAACGACAGATAAGGGTTCCGCTTTTATTACGACTGTACGTGCCGCCTCGAACATGAAAATGAGGATTGAGATTTGGGCAAATAATCCCGGAGAAAGAACAAGTTATGCCGAGTTGGTAAATATACATCTTATACAATTTACTGGGGATGATCTAAATACGACAGACCTCGGGACGGTATTCTCTTATTCTGCTCAAAAACATACATTAAGCACTCATTCCAGCACATATGGAATATGTGATAGGACTTGTGTTGGCACATTCAAGTCACTTGAAGAGTTACAAAGGGCTTATCCGAATCCGCCTCAGAATGTATGGGCAAAAATATCAAAAAGTTCATCATTAGACGATGTAGAGGCAGTCTATTTCACTCCTGTTTCCAATAAAGAAGAATTGGTGCAATGGGAATTAGGAAGGCTTGTGAAGAATTCGGTGTATCGAGGCGGCAAAATTGTGCGTGTGGCTTGTGAAACGAAAAAACATATTATGGAGTTAGACTTTACCGCCCTTGGGAGTGGCGCTAAGTTTGCGCTGTTATATACTGCAAAAATACACAGCAATGACCATAGGACTCCATTCTTCCCTATTTACTCTAAAATAACCACACATTGGGAAAGCAAAGCTAAAGCCATCGATATTCAAGCAATAAAGCCGATTACGTTGTTCTTATCTTTAATTGAACGAATAACAGATAGCAAATTTAATATTTTACCTCATTTCAGCGATTTAGATTCCCGACTTGACAAGACATATCTTCTTGCCGCTGAAAGCGTCCGCAACATACCGGGTGCAAAAATCTACACATCATTCAATGCCTTTTGTGATTGGATGGAGACTGTATTTGGTTATGTCTATACACTCGGAGAGCCAATACCGGCTCAATATAATGGCATCATGCCTATTGGCGGCATTGATGAAGATTGGGCCTTTGATGTTGGTGATATTCATGGCCGGGTTGTTGATGAGTATTGTCCTCACGAACATTACATTGAGGAACCGTTTTTCATTCGCTCTCATAACTGCTTCTGCGTGTGGGACAATCACGAGACTGGCAATATGTACACTCAATGGAAATACTCATACAAGTACAATGATGAAAACAGCAATGCCCGCAAGGACCTCATCTTTGATGATGGCCGTAAATACTACATTATGGATGAAAATGATGATTTGGTAGAGTTTGTTGGTGATGCCAAAGCCTCATCTCGCATAACTCAACCTATCAGTTTCGTTCATCGTAGCGAACTGTTCCAAAATCAAGACCAGGAATTGATTTTCTACGATGCAAAAGAGCCTCAAAACAAAGTCAATAACTCGATACTCTATTCTGTCATAGAGATCGGCTATGAGAAGCAAGACTATGAAACTCAATGTGGCAGAGACGAATGGAACTTTATGAATTACTATAATACCGGCATTGATGTAATAGAGAAAAAGCTAACACTACAAAGTAAATACAGAGCGGACTGCTATGGGTTTGAATTTTTGGCTCAAAAAAGGAATCAAGATTCTACCGACAACGAATCTGATGACGGCATTTTCTTTGCATTATGCAACGAAGTCGAAGATGTGATTGAAAATCAAGACGACCCCGACAGCCGAGGCGATGGTTCCGATTCCATCAGCGGAGTTTCTACTCACCTTGAATTAGCACGGAGCTGTAATATCCAAGGCGCGTTAACCGACACTGTATTCAATGGCGAATTCAGCCCTTATTATTGCGTCAAGGCCAACGAGGGTTACATCTCGGCTATGGCACCCAATGTAGTGCTTCAATTCGCTTCAAGTGACGGCAATTCAAAAATTGTCATTGATGGTGTAAAGACCACAGCAAACATTCCACTTGGCGAAAGACTGTTCAGTGAGGTTGAGTTAAGTTTCGTCGGCATGGATTTTGACAAAACAGTCGATTTCAGCAAACTTGTCAAGGTTGTCAACAACGGGCTCATCTACTCCGGCTTTTTGAAGGAAACAGAGTTCTGCTATCCCAAGCCCCAGGAAGTTAAATACACCCTAATTGTTAAAGACATCGAGCCGATATGATAATAAGCCCATTCACACCTCTATTCTTTGAGGACTTCAGTAGCGACGGCATAGAGAGCAGGTACATTCAAGTGTTTGCTTCCTCTGATCAAATACTTTTGGAGTGCCTTTGCGCGCCCGGTGAATCATTCTCGGGCTTTGCCGTAATCGGCACGACCGATGACGGGCAAAGCCAATACAGTCAACTCTCACACAACTCTTGGACGATGGCCGACGGATGCGTTCTTTGGTTTACAGTCATATCGGGATTAGTCCCCGGAATCTACCAAGTCCTCAATACGGGCAAGGGCATCACAAGCCATCTCTTCCGCGTTACAAACGACCCTGCCGAACTTGCTAAAACTACCCTCATTCAATATTCAATGAAGGACAATAGGCAACGTCAAGATGCAGTGTTCATCATCGACGGCATGAGATATTTCTTTGATTTTCGTGTGCCGGGAGGGTTCAAGGACAGCGGTTGGACTTTCGCCGTTGAGAATGAACAGTTCATCACCCCCGATGCTGATCCGGTCGAACTCTTTGCGCTGGAATCCACTCAAAAGAAATTCACTATGGGTAGTCAAGAAGGGGTGCCCGTGCACTTCGCTGAAATGCTCAATCGACTGCTCACCTGCTCATATGTCTATTTCGATGGCGTAAGATACGCGCGTAAAGACTCTGCTGTCCCTGAGATGAACGTGCAGATTGAGGGCCTTGACTCTTTTGTCTTTACACAATTACTGCAAAAGGTCAACAACCTTAATCCTACAATTGAAACATCAAATCATCTTATTATGCGTCGTGTCAATGAAACATCTTATCGCTCTACAAGCGGAACAGACAACCGAATAATTAAATAAACCAATGACAGAATCTGAAAAACAATTCATAATTGATGCGGTGCTTTCTTCACTTCGCACCAACTCTCGAACGATAGAGCAACTAACGCCTGTCGCGTCAATGAATGATGATGATAAAATCGAGATACATGGAGGGCGAAATGTATGCTGGTCTGTAATAGTTAAAGCCTTGGAATCTCATTATTCCGATATTGTTTCAGATTTTCAGATTGCCAATGAAAATGCAATTTACAATGAACGGCAACGTGCCGAGGCAGCCGAGAATGAAATCGCGGCCTCTGTCGAAGCTGAACGTGAGCGCGCCAAGATAGCGGAAACCGCTATTGAAGCATCAGTGTCCGCAGAAAAAGCACGCGCCGAAGCTGCGGAGGCGGCACTGTCGGATGCTGTGGCGGCTGTCGGGATAAAAGTGTTTGCGCGGAGTTTTGAGTCGGTAGATGACGACTACATGATTCAATATCTCGAGGACAGCCGCAACGACGGGTCGGTGTACTATATTGAGGATGAGGATGCTTTTTATCGACAGGCCAATGGCGACATTGAGATTGCACAGGACTATATGGCCGGCATCAGGCCACGCCGAGTGTTTTACCGAAGCACGGACGATAATCTGCTTTACCGTCACGACGGGCAGGGCCTTGTGCTTATTGCCGACGAGAAGATGCTTGCGGCTATTCAAAAGTCCATACAGGCTGAGAGGGAAAAGCGACAGGACGGCGACCAGGCTTTGAAGAAGATGCTTGAAGATTTCAAGGCCAAGCTCGAAGCCGATATTGCCGCAGAGCGTGAACGTGCCGTGGGTGTAGAATCAGAGTTGCAGAATAGCATAGACAAAAATGCCGCGCTGCTTGCCGAGGCCAACATCCGCGTCTTCGACCGCATAATATTTAACCGAAATATCCTGCTCATTCCCCCGTTGGAGGCGGGCGAAATCGTTTACTCCATTGCCGACAACGCCTTTTATAGG